CCAATACAATTAATAATCTCAACGAGGGTCTTCTTGTAAACGCTGATGATCAGGGTGCTAAAACAACCCTCACTCCATTCTTGAATAGAAAGACAGCCATACCTGCACTTCTTGAGCATATGCTTGAGGATGAAACAGTTGATGATATTGGAGTTGGCTCAGGTAATAGATATGTTCTTAAAGAGCATATGATTAAATCCAGGACTTATACTGAGACACCTCCTCCATACACATCGGTACAGGTGAATGGTCTTTTGGGTGAGGGCTTCATCGATGCACCATCTGGATTAGACGCAAACCTTCCTTCTGCTGGTGGTGGTAACCAAGTTGTATCTGCTTATGCTGTTGATTACGACATGTGGTATCAGTATGGATTTAGAGCTTCGAACTCTGTTCCTGCACCATGGGCTTCTGACCCAAGGGCTCAGTGCGCTCCATATGCTGTTTACCTTCTGAATAAAGCTCGTATGAACATCTTTGGCGGCTCGGTCACCGTACTAGGTTACAATGAGTACTATCAGGCTGGTGATGTTGTTTATATTGAAGACGATGATATGCTTTTCTACGTCTCTTCAGTATCTCACTCGTTCAGTTGGACAGGCCCTCTTGAGACTACCCTTACATTAACGTATGGACACTCTCCAGGAGAATACATACCAACACCTTTGGACTTGATTGGCAAGCACCTCTATGCGGCTCAGGGATTCAGCGAGAAGTTCAAGAACTCCAGGTTCAAGACCTCTGGTTCAGACATTTCTGTGGGCTCTTTTATTATCAATAGCGGTAACGACCCTGAGTCTATTCTTACTGGTCCTAACGGCAAGCGTAATAGAGAAGTTTTATCTAAGATGCTTTATGGTTTATCTGGCGCTATTAACAGGAATGTAAATAGGAATGAGAGGCCTAAGTTAGAGCTTAGAGTTTATACTGATGGCGGAAAAGTATCTTCGCTTAGTGCTGCTGGTCAAAACATCAGAAGGTTCATGACAGCTCCAGAAAGATTTACAACATTGAACTCTAAGATAATTGGAGATGCAGATGTTCAAAATAACTTTAAAGTTAACCTTTCAGACGTTGAGCTTGTTCAAGTAGATATAGATAATGATACAATGACTCCTTCAGCAGATGCATGGAATCTTGTTAGATTGATTAGACGTTCTGGTGTCCCTGGCCGTCCTAGCCTCAATACGGAAGGTGATCTTTCATTATTTGACCTTCAGGATGAACGTGCCAATCAAGATGCTAGTGGAGAGACAGCAGATTCTTTAGATAATATTTTAATGACTTACATTATTGATGCATGGGTTGTGTTTGAGCCTGTAGAGGAAACAACAGAGGTATCCCTAGAGGAAAATCAAGCAGCGCAGGAAGGTAACGCAGAGGTTGCAGCTGCTCAAACTGCATCAAGAAATGCAGAAACGCTTTCTGGATTTGAGGGAGATCCCTTTGGAGCAGACGGTGAGATTATCAACGATTTATGATAGGTGAATGAATGCCACGTATAGGTCCAACAGTAGGTTTAGCAGTTGAAGCTACAGTCAAAGAGATTGACTTCAACAAAGGTACTATTAGAATAGTAATAAACCTAGCGAAGTCAGATGTAGTGGATAGGATACATGATGCTCCTATACCAGCAGCGTGGACAGGTGCGGCTGGTGAGTTCTCTGGAGGTTATCCTGCAGTTGGCTCTACCGTATTGGCAACTCAGGGTCAGGGTGGTAGATGGTCCATTCTATCCTATGCGCCTTCAAATGGTATTTTTGGAAACAGAAACACTATAGAATCCAGATCATTCAGGCAAAACAGAATGTCTGCTCTCAAGCCTGGGCGACATCTCATTCAGGTTAAGAACAACATCAGGCACATTACTGATCCAGATATTGGCTTTCAGTTTGGTGACCCAGATCAGTTCGTTCACTCAGATCCAGCAAGAGGCATTCACTCAAATACCTTTGAGTCTAACATGGCCTTCACAGAGGCTCATCGTTCTATTGTTGGACCTGTGTACCGTGACATTAATGCCAATGCTACTAGAAACATATCTGGCTCAGCACTTTCTTCTCATGAGTACCAGAACTCATTAGTTAAGATTGGTCTTGACACTAGAACTAGAGCTGGAGATTCCTTTACGAGAAACCCTGCGTTCAATGAGGCAAGAGAAGTCGTGTATGAGTTTGAGAACTCATTTGGCTTCACCAACGATCAAGAAGAGGAGTCTATATACGATGGCATTACCATCCCAAATGCTCCTAACTATTTCCCAAGAACATCATCAAGAGCTGATGCGCTATCGCTATCTCTGATTGAGCCCAACCAACTTATTGAAACCATTAAGGGAACAGCTGTAGATATCTACGGAAACATAGTAGACCTTAACCGTTCTATTATTCCAAACGGTATTCTTGAGTCACTATCCCTTAGAGAGAATGAAGGCAATGAGTCTGATACGTTCAAGTCTCTAAGAGAGCAGGCTAGAAAATCTATCGCTTATCATTTTGAGATTAACGCTAGGAAGTCTTCATCTCCCAACGTTGGAGCTGACCTTCTTGATCTCTTCTTAGAAGAGGAAGATTACGCAAGGAACAGGTCCAGGTTTTCGTTCGACGTTGACAAGGAAGGACAGTTCAAGATGAACGTCCCATCATCTTCCGAGGTTGGTAATGTTGGTCTGACTGTTCGTCATGAAAACTATTCTGCAGTTGCGGCGTCTGAGAATGATAACGACCCAAGAGAGTTCGTAAGGAACGTAGATAACCAAGACATCTTTGTAGATTCATTTGGTAAGGGTTACGTTTCTCTATCAGGCTCTTCTGATGCTGGTCTTGAGGGCTTTGCATCTCCTACAGATAGAATCACTGGAGAGCCTGTTAAGCTCGGTACAGTGTTTCACAATATTGGCGAGAACCTCCCTCTTCATGCTGTGGACAATCCTGTTGTAAGATATCCTGCATCTAAGCTGAACCAACTAACTCCAATTACTGAGATTGTTTCAGAAGAGATAATAGTCTCTGGCGATAATGCAAATGCTGGTGGGCGTTCAGGAACCATCACACTTGACGGTATGCTCAATATGTCAGTAGGCGCAAACACTGTTGACAGGCAGTCACTGTGGCTGGACCTTCAGGGTGGAATGGTAACATCAATGGGCAGGGACAAGAACGATGTATCTTGGTCAGGCAAGTTCGATGGCGATATTCTGGTAGAGATAGGCGGAACAACACCTTCAGATGACTCTAGATTCTCAGACTTAAACAATTCTTATAAACCAGGTGTTCTTGATATAAGGGTGCATTCAGGAAATAACCAGCATGTATTAAGAATAGATGAGTCAGGTTTAAGAGTTTATTCTTTTGGTGAGGTTGATATAGTATCAAATGGAGATATGAGATTTAAATCTGTTGCTGGAGATATGTTCTTCGATGCTGAGGGCATTTATTTCTATGCAAATGATAGGAAAACTGGAAGAAAGGTTATTAGAAACCCTGGAAGGTCAATTAGGTAAGAGATGGAGTGCTACAGTTGCCATAATGAAAAGTCTAAGGATTTATTCGTAAAGAATAAAAGCCTTTGTAAATCTTGCGATTCCTTGCGTGGGGTTAAGAAGAGGTTCGAATCACTTTGCGAGAAATACGACATTGGATTTTCTGAACAAGACCATATTACTCATAAAATCTGTAATAAGTGCATTTCAAAAAAAGAACTAAGTATGTTCAAGGGTCGAAGATCTTCTTTGTGCCTTTCTTGCGCTAAAGAAAATAGAGATGAGTCTCAGAGAAAGTTTCATGAAAGAAACCCTAATGCCGCAAAAGAAAACCAGAAAGCATATTATAGAAGAAATGCTGATATTATACTTAAAAAGCAGAGAGAAAGGTCAAAAGAACCAGGCCAAAGAGAAAAAACAAGATTGAGAAAGATTGAGTATAGAAAAAATACCATAATAATAAATACTCCAGAGCAAAAGTTAAGGCATAATATTTCTTGTAGGATAAGAAAGGCTATTAGGAAAAACGGCGAATCCATGGTTGATATATTGCCGTATACCATTAAGGAATTAAGAATGCATTTGGAATCACAATTTGAGTCACGGATGACTTGGGATAATTGGGGTAAGTATAGTCCAAAAACCTGGGATGACAATGATAAGTCAACTTGGACTTGGCAAGTTGATCATATTGTTTGTCAATCAGATTTGCCATATGATTCGATGAAGCATACTAATTTCAAGAAGTGTTGGTCGCTTGATAATTTGAGACCTTTAAGTGCTAAGCAGAATGTAATGGATGGCGTTAATAGAGTAAGGCATGGTGGTGTATAATGGTGTGCGATCCCAACTCGAATTCGCTTAACCCACCTAACCTTGGTCCACCACCAGATGGTTATTTTGGGCCGATCTTTGCTCCGCCACAGATCCCATTCCCAGACATCTCTTTGCCTGAGGGAATACCTAATGATATACTAGATATATTAAATCAAATATTTCTACAGATACCAGGAGGAAGAATAATACCAAATGTTGACGGAGCATTTGATTCTGTCTATGACGCTGTAGGCAAGCTAATGAATGCTTTTGCTCCATACATGGCTTTCTACTCCTTCATTCAAGCCCTATTAAACATAATAATATGTATAATAGAAGTATTATGTGCATTGATAAACCCATTTAAGGTTATCAAGGCTATAAGAAGATTGTTTAAGCAATGTATTCCAGACTTTTTATCTATGTTTCCATGGATTGCTCTGATTGCAATGATATTAGCATTCATACTAATGCTATTAGCTCTTATTGAGTATTTAATAAATACAATTATTGCTCTTATTAATGACATTATCGCAAACATAACTACTCTTGCTGAAGCTGTTCAGATTGGTCATGAAGAGGGAATTATAGCTGTTACTACTAAGCTATCTTCTTTGCTTTGCTTTATTGAGCAGCTTTTTGCTATGCTTATAGCATTTCAGGTTATCTTTGTTATTATCAAAGCTCTTGCTGAATTAGGAGGCTCTAAACCCTGTAAGAGAAAGGGCGGTGACTGTTGCGATGACGAGGTTTGTCCTCCGTTTATTGGAGATTTTCCAGATGGTACTACTGGTGTATTTGGTCGTTTAATATATCACAACAGGATAAACTTGAATGTTTCCACTCTGGGAATACCCGCACTAGAAGATTTAGTTGCCCCACTAAGATCAGAGAGGTGGCAGTTCGTTGATGATCTTGACTCTCCTCAGTATCCTTTCAACGATATAATTACACCAATCAATGATAATATTTTTTGGCCTCAAGGTTTAGTGTTGCAAAAGGGAGATAATCTTAAAAATACAGTGCCTTATACTGTTAATCTTAGATTAGCTTTAGATCCATCCGTATTTGTTGACTCAAATGGAGATCCTATAAATAGTAATAATGGATCTTTTACAGGCTATAGGTATTTTAGAGTTGATGATGTTATACTAGTAAGGCAGCCTTACAATGGTATATTGAACTATGAAAATAATTTAGATTTTGGAGATGATGCCCCCTCTCCATTAACTGGAACATCTTTCGGTGATAATGATGGAACAATTAAATTAGTGGGAGGCCTTGTATATGAAGATGATGGAGTAACACCATTTAATGTGGATGGAGAACAAGCTACAATAGATACCTTCATTCACAGAGGTACACAAACTTCTAGTAGCCTTCCTTCATCTGAAGATGGCTATCAAATCTCTAACATAGAATGGAATCTAAAACCAAACCATCCTGTTCTTATGAAATATCAGCTTATTACTGCTGGTTGCCAGCCTGATATTCAGGCTGAAACTAATGTTGTTGATTTGACAATACCAGACCCCACACCTGTTATAGATATATTAGGAGAGGAGGGATTGCCAGATCTTGATACGGCTCTTGAATGTTTGAATACAGCGATAAATGATTTTAGACAAGATGTTTCTCTAGAAAAAGCTGCTATTTTTCAAAATTCAGTAGTTGGATGTTTAGAGGATCTGAGAGACCAATCCATAAGGGTTTTTGAAAGAGGCCTGGCTGCTGGAGTTTCCACTTACAAGTCTGAGTTTACACTAGATCCAGAAATTCAATTTATTGATAGACCAATACAGGTTGCAGTTACCCTAAAAGATGCCGGTGGTAATGAGCTTGCTAATAATATACCTTCACCTGTTGATGAAAATATTGCTTCTCTACTTAAAGGAAAGGTAACTTTTGGTTCTATATCTGATTTTTCATATGATGGATATAGCCTTTTTCTAGCAGATATAACATCTTCTTTGCCCGGTTCTGGAACAGCTCAAGTATCATTTGACGGAGACTTTTTATCGGAAGTTTTGAATCAGGATGATATTGATGCTCAGTCTGAGATATCAATAATTACGCTTCCTTATCAGTTTGTTGGTGGAGACGGTGCTGGCGGTGTTAGGCCAGATCCTCTTGCACGTCGCGATGAGACAGATGTCTCCAAGAATGAATAAGGTTGATGTATGGCTGATTTTCCAGATAGAAAAATTGATTCAGAACTTGATGATACCCAGGGCGTTGAGCTTAACATATTCAAACTGTATGATAAGTTCATCTCACCTATTGAGGGTATGCGTTCTTTTTCTGCTGCGCCATCGATAGATAGGCCAGTTATAGCTGATGGTGATTTTGTATCTAACGATGCAGCTAACGCTGCTGAGTCAGACCCAACCCAGCCTCAGGAGTCAAGGACTCATGCATTCTATCGAATGATTGGCTTCCCAGTGGTGAATGATGCTGGCGCTTTCTACAATCCAGGTTACGACCCTCTGGTCAAAGCAGATGAGAGAGTGAAGACATACAATATCTCTTCATCTATTTCAGACCCAGTAAAGCTTGCACACTCACTTAGAGAGACAGATGTTAGAACAAGGCTATCAATATTTTCAAGGAGAGCAGTAGATGCATCTGTATATGCTGTTGCTATGGGTGTACCACAGGGTGTGAAGCCATTTCTTCAAATGGATGATACAGAAGGTTTCGACGCTATTACATCTCTTGATGAGCAGAAGTTCTCAGTGCCAGATAGAAAGAAGTACATCGAGTCAAGGTACGAAAGAAGAGATGGTCAGCCTATCACTAACTTCTTTCAGGGTGGTACTCATATTCTTAGGCCATTCAATGTTGATCCAAACATTGTTGACTCAGTTACTGGGCTTCCAAATGAGACCAGACATGTTGCCGTTCCATTCTTGCCGTTAAAAAGAGATACAGCAATCGATAGAGATATTTTCACCAAGCGTCCAGCGATTGAGTTCATCTTGAGACTCAGGCTTACATCACAGCCTGACAACGGATTGATTGGTTTGATTCTTGGTGGAACAGAGGAAACACTACGGGGTGAATTCACAAACTCTGAAGTATCAGAGGTTGTATCGGCGCTGCTTGATCAAGATGGCGCAGATATCTCAAATGCTGATATCATAAATAGATTAAAGAATGCCTCTGAAATTGAGCTTATAAATCTTAATAAGCTAGTTAAGACAATCAAGGGTGTTGTAGGATTGCTTGCAGATTCTATCGATGAGATATCTGAGGTATCAAAGAAGATCAACTGGAAACCACTTCCTTTGGCCACTGGACCCGAGAGGGGCTCAGATATCACTCCTCTTTTGAAAACACTTCAGCAAACAGAGCTTGAGAAAAGGATTTTGAACCTATCTATCAGGGCTGATGAGGGTAAGAGGCAGGGTACACTATCTAATACCAATGCTTTTGCGTCAGAGGAATTTCATCTTTCTGGGTATGAGAACGTTGAGAAGACTTGGGACCGTGAGCTACAGGAAGAGAAAGAGCAGAGAGATAACCAGCAAAGAATAGGTTCTAACGCTCTATCATCTGTTGAAATAATCACTGGGGAGATTTCCGGCCTTGGTCTGATAGATATACTGGCGATCTACACTGCATTATGGGCCATAGATATAGAGGTATTAATATCTATGCTTGACGAGCGTGCGTTCAATAGGATGCGCAATTTCAATCCAGACTTAAAAACTGCTGCAGAAAATTCCACAAGAATAAGCATAAATGAGGCAATGCAGACATTCGAGAGACAGGTTATTAACATTCTATCTTATGCTGATAGGATTTTGCAGCAGAAATTGGGATCACCAGTTAATTCGGAAGGCGGTAACGTACCAAGAGTGGAGCTATAATGTCTTTTGATTTGAAACTAGAACAAGGTGATATTCAGATTTCTGCAGAATCTGACCTCGCTATTGTTGAAAACGGTGAGAAATTAACTCAGGATGTGCTTAAAGTTGTTACAACACAGCTTGGAGCTAACAAAAGATTCCCTTGGTATGGCTGTCCGCTTACCCAGTCCATGATTGGAAGGGCTTTTGATTCTGTTTTCATCAGCTCAGTTGCTAGCAATCAGCTCAGATTTAGTATCACAAACCTCCAGCGCCTCCAGCAAGAGCAGATTACGAACGATCAGGTGGTTACTAATCAGGAACAAATTGCTGCAGTTCAAAATCTTTCTGTAAACCAGAACCCTATTGACCCCAGGTTCTTCAATATAGATTTAACAGTATTATCAAAGGCTTTCCGCCGAGTCAATGCATCCTTTTCAGTAACCCTTTAGTACGCATTAAAGAACATATTAGGGAGTCCTCTGATATATAAAGTACTGAATTTTAAAGGGATGTGAATGGTAAGGGTACGTACTGTAGATGAATTAATCCTAAATGCCATAGATTTTTACAAAACAGCAAGACCGCAACTGGATACAAAGCCAGGAACGGTTTCACGAGATTTGTTAATCGATGGTCCTAATACTCAGCTTGCTAGAGTATATGATGAGCTTGCGCGTATACGTACAGCTCAGTCTTTGCGTTTGTCACTAGGTTCCGACCTAGATAATCTAGCTAATAACTTTGGAGCAGTCCGTAAGCAGGGAACAGCTGCTTCTGGAACTGCACTCTACACGTTCAATGCTGTAGAGGCTGATATTGCAATTAATGTAGGCGAGACTGTTGTTGCATCGAACGGTGCATCATTCAGAGTTACTGCAACTGTGGTGGTGTCTCCTGTTAATGCTAATCAGTATAGAGCAACCGCATCTAAGTTTAGAGGAGACTTGGACTTTGCCGGTATTTCTGATGAATTTGCTGTTCAGGTTCCTGTGGAGGCTACAGGCCCAGGTCTCATTGGCAACATCTCTAAATACGCTCTTGTTACTGCTACAACACCTGGCGTATCTAATGTAACGAATGCATCCCCATTCTCTGGAGGCTCAGCAGCAGAGTCGGATCAGGCTTTCAGAAACAGAGTCCTTTCAATATTCTCAGGAGCTAACACGGGTACTGCGCTCGGCTACAGGAATGCAGTTCTTGCTGACCCACAGGTTCTTGACGCTTTGGTTGTTGAACCTGGCGACCCTTTAATGACTAGAGATGGTACTCAGGTCATTATTGCAGAGGATGGAACAAGAACAATTGTCTCAGAGGGAACTGGCGGCAAGGTTGATATCTATGTTCAAGGTATCAGACTCACTCAGATTCTTGACTCGTTCATATACAGGGACCAGTCAAACAGAAATGACCCAACGGATCCATCTAACGATTTTGTCCTTGGACAGATTGAAGGTGATGAGGGTAAGACTGTATCAAGAAAGAGAATAGAAAACCTTGAGAATGAAGTTCTTCCAGACCAGCCTGTCAACAATGTGACAGAGGTTTCGGGTTCTACTTCTGGCGCTAACTTTACAGAGAGAGTTACAGACTCCCTTGGTAGAGTTACTGGCAACTATGAACTTGTCAGGGATAGTGGTGCTTTTGGCGGTTCTCCTTGGGGCTTCGACAGACTCCGTTGGATTGATGATAGAATCAGGAACTTCTCTGAGGATCAAAACAAGGGTCGTTTCAATGGTCAGGATCCAACAACATTCCCTGACGTAACCAGAATTGGTACAACGACTCAGAACGTTCAGGTAACGAATGAGAATTCAACAGTCTCACAATCTGATAGGTCTTCCATTCAGCTTAGCCACAATCCAGTAACTGCTGTCACTAAGGTATTCAACCTTACGACAGGCGAGCTTTATGAGGTCACTGGTCAGAACCCTGACGGCACAGGCTCAATCAATGAGACCGGAAGGATTACAATTAGAGGTAACACCCTTCCTGCAACATCTGATATTCTTCAGGTGGATTACACATGGATCTTCGACTACAACCCAGACGTTGATTTCGATAATAGACTTACAAATCAGAACCCACGTTCTGTTACTGACTCCGTTGACTGGGGTTTCTCAAACGCAGTATCAAGAGAGGAATCAATTGTAACTGCTACGGGATCTCTTCTTACGGTTGAAGTAACCCACCCAATTACATCAGTGATATCTGTAAACACATTCGTGTCCGATACATCAACTGTACAGCTTATCTCTGGACGTTTGGGCGTTGTCGTATCTCAGGAAGTTGCAAACGTTGTGTCCGTTGTTAGAACACTGGACTCAGCAGAGCTTTTTGATACCAATAGAGATGACGGCTCCTTCTCAGGGTTCACGATTTTCTTGCCAACCGATACGGTTGCGCAGGTAGGAGATGCAGTGTCTGTGGTGTATAATGCAGTAGATACATTCACAGTCAATTCAGTGACGGGCTCATTCAGTGATAACATAATCACCTTACCATCAAACACAGATGTTACCGCTGGAACTATTGTAGAGGTTAACTACATTGCAAATGTTAGAACGCTTCTACCGCAGACATTGCTACCTTCACTGCCAGCAATTAGGAACGGAAACTCATTCCAGACTAATACTCTAGCGCTAACTGGAACCCAGCCTACTACTCATATATTCTCTGGAACAGAGGTTGTGCAGAACTTGAGAAAGGCTCCTTCTAGATTGCAGCTATCAATAGCTGGTTCAATTTCACCAGGTACTATCACTGTATCAGGAACCTCATTTACACGAGTTGCTGATGCGGTATTCACAGTATCGAATGCTGGTCTTACACATGACCTCTCATCTGTTATTAGAGATGCTTTACAGCTTTCATCTACAGACCCAATCCCAGCGTCAGTATCTGTAACTAGAGTTACTTTCGTTGAAAAGGTTCAGGCAACAGATTCTTTCGAGGTTCTATCGGTAGATAATACCTTTGACTTAAAGGGTTACGGAATAAGAGATAACACTTATGATAAGTCAGAGTCTATTCAGGTTCCATCTCTTACTTCTACAGAGTTTAGAATACCATCTACACCAGATAATAATGAGAACGCTCCAAATATCGGAGATAAGCTAAGAGTTACATTCTTTATTGGAATTACATCTGACTCAGAAAACGTTTCTTTCTCTCAGTCAGGAACTCTTTCTACTCAGAAGAGATTCGCAATTGTTGATTCAATCTCAATCTCATCTGGTTTCACATCGGCTACTTCAAGTTCAGCAACCCTTACTGTGAACAACTTGAACCAGCCAACTGCGGGTAGGAGATATTCTGTTGCTTATGACTACATAGCTCCTAAGTCTAATGAGAGAATTACTGTTAGGTATAACAAGAATGCAGTAATCTCAGACTCTACTTTCTCAGTTGAGGATGTAAGACCAATTTCTGCAGATGTTTTGGTCAAGGCAGCTACACCACTGGTTATAGATACAGAGGTAAGCATCATTGTTACTACAGCGTTCAACAACTCCACAGTTATTGTTCAGCAGAACGTGGCAGATGCAATCACTTCATTCTTGAACTCCACTTCACTAGGAAACAAAATCGACAGGTCCGACATTATTAACGTTGCATACACAGTATCCGGCGTTGATGCTGTAGAGGTAATATCGTTCAACCTAGAGAATGAAGCTGGAAGTGTAAGATCTATATGCGCTGAAAAGAATCAGTATACGCAAGCAGGTTTGATAACGGTAAATGTTGGAACTAGATAATGCCAAACTTAAGGATCATTGGAATAAATGCGGCGGATTCACGCACAATAAAGGTTAAGTTTTCAAATACGCTTAACCCAGCTATATCTGCGCAAAACGTTAGGGTTGTTGGTAAGCAGGAGTCTACTCCTGATGCTCAGGTTAGGGCAGCAATCGTTGCGGGTGATATCCTCAATATCACAGTGCTGCCAATGACTCCATTCGTTAAGTATGATGTTATCTTTACATCTGCTCCATCATCCCCATTCAATTCGGAAGACGGTAGAGACTTCTTGGTCGAAGACGGAGTGGAGAATGTTAGAGAGGTTCTTGGAGCAGAGGACCCTTACAACATCTTCAGAGATAATCTTGTTGAGCTTCTTCAGGGTCAGCCATACGTACCAGAAAAGGGAACGTTCATTAGAACCATGTTCAATGAAATCTCTAACGGTATGCTTAGGGCTCAGAGAGATATCAGGCAGTCAAAGAATGACAACTACTTATCCCTATACGTAACAGACGAAAGAAAGAGAAGAGCTTATGGTCCATACGATAGGCTTGCTCAAGAGGGCGCTATCAGGGTTGATAGAGTAGGCCTCACTGAGTCAAATCAGACTCTCAAAGGCTCTATTCCATTCGAGTCCTTTCCTTCAGACATCATTACCCTACAGCGTCAGTTTGTAGAAGATGAGAGACTGATAGCTGGCTCTGGTCCAGGTACGTTTGATAGGTTCGTTCTATCCCTGAACAACTTTCCTGTAACAAAGCTTACATCCGTTCAAATACTTTACCAGAACGGGGATGTGTTCAATTACGATATCAGATCTTATGGGTATCAGATTCAGGACCCAAAGTACGATACAGCTTTTGCATCTACACTTCTCACTCTTGAGGAGAATCAGGTAAAGCTAAATGAAGCTATTCTTGAAGATGACACATTCAGAGTTCCAGAGAATGGTGACTTTGTTGCTGTTAACTATGAGTATAAGTCAACTGGTAGAATTATTGATGATGCATCAGTTGCAGTAACTCAGGTTCTCTCTGCGGTAAGGCAGGCAACACCTGCACTTGTAAACGAGTTCTCACTTGGTCATGCGCCAGTTGTGGATGCGTCCGATGTTATCCCAACTATAAATGGAGTACAGTTCTTGGACCCAAACTCTGACGAGCCGTTCAAGACAATACACCCAGCGTTTATATCTGAAATTCCCTTTAGAGCAGAGTCCCTACCAAGGAACCCAGGAGAGTTTTCTGTAGATTATCCTAATGGTCGTGTGTATGTTTACGGTGCAGAGACTAATGATGGCACCGGAGTATTCCCACCAGCAGCATCATTCTTCTATAGAAACTCTTTCAGAAGAGATTTGGATTACACTTATAGAGATGAGACTCGTGAGCTTGTTGCCTCTCCTCTAAGAAACCTTGCAGGTCAGAAAGCAAAGATCACATTCTTGTTTGAGCAGACTCTTGTAGAAGGAGTTGACTACAAGACCGGAGTTCATCACGAAGAGCTTTCGGAGAGAATCGAGAATCGTCTCATTTCAGGAAACTCACTCAGAGTAAAGAATGCTCCTGTAACAAACGTTTTCAGAATCTTTAATGAGACTACTGGAGAAATCTATCGTCTTAACAGATTCGTTAATGACAAGATTGTGTTCTCGGCAAACAGACCTCCAAATGTCGGAAACGATACTTTCGAACGTTCAACGTTTGCATTGGCAACCAATGAGCAATTGATTGTGGATTCGGAGCTTACGAATGTTCTTGGAACCAGAATTTACAGAATCAACCTTCTCAACCAGAATATTATATCTGGAACAGAAGATGTTATTGGCTCATCTTACAATACTTCTGTAGTGTTCTCTAGAGCAGACATCTTTGATAACGAGAGGTACTACGAAGGTCAGTTCCTTGGTGAAGCTGGAAACTACGACAAGCTTACTGTTGGCGAGTACATGGTGGACTACAGAAACGGTGTTGTTTTTGTAGGCGTAACAAATGCTCAGGACCTAGCTATCGGAACAGTTAACTACAGAAAACCTGAGATATCGCCACAGAACCCACACGTAATCTCTGTGTCTGAGGTTTACTACTCAATCAATCCAGCGATTGGTATCTCAAAGAGACTAGACTACTCAGGGTTCGAGGACGGGGCGATCTTCCCATCTGTCTTCGACATATCAGATGAGCGATTCCTCAACGGTGATCAGACGATGCCGTACCTTGTAATCAATGGCACCATCACTGTACAGGATGATGTAAGAGCTGTTCGTAACATCTTCGATAACGAAGACCTGCTCAACAACATAAGCTCAGTTAACTTTGGACCAGGCTCCATGGCGCAGGGCAATGTGATAATGATGAACCCTGCTGGTGTAGAGGTTGTTCAAAACACCACCGTTGGCCCAGGGCTAACAATAGATATAGATACTGGGTCTCCAGGAATATCGCTCAACACAGCTCTGTCCGTGGTAAGAACCACAGACAACCAAGAGCTTCTTGACGGGTATCAGACAATAACCGACAACATAATTACTCTATCCGGAATTTCTGGTGCGGTTGTTGGGGATCCTGTTTCAGTTCTCCACACCGTTGTTCTTAACAATGCTGCAACACCTATCGTTGACTATGATAGAGGGGAGCACTACATAGACTACTCATACTTGGCTGATGAGATTATTGTGAGCTATGAGTACGGCGATAATGTTCTTGATTTTAGAGAGTCAACAGCCCTTGATGTAGGTCAAGAGTATTATGTTAGCTATAGAGTCGGCGCTCTTAGAGACGCTCTGCTTGAGAACTTTGGTTCTCTTATGGAGATACCAGAGTTAAATTCTTTCGATGTTAATCTTGAAAGAGAAAGGTACAGAGATGCCATGATCGGTTCACTTCAGTCTTTCACAAGAGGGCCAACCAATCCCTCCATGAAGGATATGATTGCAGAGGTTACCAAGATCCAGCCAGATATTATCGAGGCTGCATTCCAGTTCTGGGCTCTTGGTATAACGCCTCTTTATCAGAATCCATTCAAGCTCAACTGCCCACCAGGTGAGATATCAAGAAGAAGCCCAGATGAGCTACCAGGAACAGTGACTGTAGAGCGCACGATTGTACCTGCGAAGTTTGATAACGGATATCTACCAACTCGTTCCGGAGACTTTATCTCCTTCCCTGTTTCTTCCAATTTAAGACTGGAAGAGGGAACGATAGAGATGACTGTATTCCCAGAGTGGGATGGAGTAGATAATGATGCAACTCTTACTTTTAAGAACCTAACTAAAGACGGGTATGCTCTTCCATCAGACCAAATCTTCATTGGCTCAAGTTCATACAATCCAACAATTGGACTGGATGGAACCTTCGAAGTTTCTAGGTTTGACGACCCATCACCAGTAGGCCTTCCACCAGCAGCGTTCACTCAGACTGGTATCTTCATCTTTTACGATGACCAGATTAAGCAGTGGAGAGTTCTAGCTAAGGAAAGGGCTGTAACCACTACTGATGGTTATGTGTTTGCTGGAGAGATTATCTCTTCTGGTGAGGTTTACGATGTAAAGAAGATTCCTGGCGTTTCTGATATCGATGACATTATCAGGTCTGATCAGGAAAGGATTGAGTTTATATTCAACATCAACTCTACTGATGGGTATTCCCCAGACGGGTACACTACTGGTGATGGCTATGTTCCAGGGTATTCGTTTGACGGCCTTACCTTCATGGCAGACTCTCTTCACTACTTCTTTGATTTTGCAGAGGATGAGTCCAAGAACAGATTCTCACTTTACAAGGATGGTAGAGGTTATCTTAACTTCACAGTTTGGGATAGAGGTGGTGGATACGCACTCGATCCTAACAGGAGAACTAAGTATACAGTTTCTGCTGATATCTCTGACTGGGAGACCGGCGAGGAGCACGCTATAGGTGCATCTTGGAGACTGAACTCCAAGGACAGAAGAGATGAGATGCATATCTATGTTGATGGACAAGAGGTTCCAAACATCATTAGGTATGGTGGCATTCCAGCAGCATCTTCTACAGACCGCTTTAGAACAGTTCAGCCAGAGGTTGTTGCAGGCATCGTTCCCAAGACAGCAGTTGCAGGAACCTGTGTAACTCAGCAGGGCTCTCAGAATATTATCGGAAATGGTGTTGACTTTGGAATGCTTGGAATACTCCCTGGAGATACTATTCAGATTCAAGAACAGGGATTCGTATCGTACAATATTATTGCAGTCAATGGCCCCACTCTAACCCTTGACGATCCAATGCCTGCGACACTTGCAGATGCTAGGTTTACTGTTAACCCATTCAATGCTATTGTTTCTTCCGAAATAGATATCTATAAGAACATTGCAGTGTATCAACTTCTTGGTGGAGTTGAGATAGAGATTCCTGGTAGGAGAGCAGCTGTTCCAGGTTATGAGTTCACAAAGAATGCGTTCAACCAGAACGTGCTTAGAATACTTGGTGGCGCTCAAGCTGGTTCTCAGATCATCATCAGAACTCTTGGTCTCAACCATAGAAGGTGCAGAGAGAAGGTGTTCCTATGGGGTGAGCAGGCTGTTCTTAAGACACAGCTACCACCACCAATCAATCTCGATGAGGTAATAATTCGCTCTGTGAATCTCCCTTATGCGGTTCTTGGCCCTGATACATCTACTATCAATGCTGGTAACTTCGAAGAGTCATTCGTTCCTACCGGAGTGTCTAACTCCACAGAGGGTAGAACTCTTGAGGTTAGAGTAGCTGGTGGAAATGTTGACTTTACAACACCAACAACTGTTACAATTAACGGTACATCTACTGGCGGTCCAGTTGAGGTTCTGAACTTCACTGCACCAGGAAAGCTTACTACAGCAAACAAGTGGCAGACAATCACTTCAGTCGATGTTGTGACCACACCGTTTACTACGGCTAGAACATCTGCAGGTGTTGAGATCAAGGAAGCTTACTCTGTTACCGCTCCTGATGGAAACAATGTGTATCCAGTTATCAGGTTCGGTTACCAGACTCAGGCAGGCCTTACTCTTCAGGGTGATGGCTCTAACATTGTATCTGACCCTAATGGATTTTTTGCCGCATCCACTGTAGGACAGCCAATCGTGATTGAGTCTCCACCAGCTGTGGCTGGCACTTATGTTATTGAGCAGAAAGTTGATAATCAAACTGTAAGGCTAGATACAGTGCTGGGTTCGGCATTCGCTGACGGACAGTACAAGACCTTTAATATTTCCATTGGAAGGTCAGGATTTCAAAATGGATTCTTCTTCCTTGAGCAGGCTGGCACTGTAAACGTTCCATACGAGCTTCCACAGGGCTTCTATGAATTTGACTTCTCTGCATACCTTGAGGTTCCATTCGATCCTGTAGGCCAGCTTGAGGCGCACATAGGCTCTGACTTTAGAGGTGAGCAGCAGGCTAATGCTAAGATTGATGAGTTCAGGATTCTGAATCGTCAGCTTACTGATACCAGAGTTGGTGAGACTCTTGGATTGAATGATGAGTCTATCACTACAGGTGCATCAAAGATATCTCCATTCAGGAAGAACAACCAGACTCTTGTCCTGCTTCACTTCGACACATTCCCAATTGAAAACGATGCAGATTACTTCACGTTTGCGAACAGGAAGTTCTTGCAGTCCGGGACATCTGTGAATGATAACTTTGGGCAGTCAATATGCTTTACAAATTCTGGACTAGGATTTGATAACAATAACAGATTGACTACAGATACCGAAGGTACGATTGAGTTCTTTGTATCCCCAAGGTTTGACAGCTACAATGATCCGGTTAAGAGAGTGTACTTTGACGCTACATCATCTATAGTTGAGGAGCAGACATCGCTAACCAGAGGAACCGTTGTGGCTTCCGGAAGGATTGGAGAGGTTCTCTCTGTGAGATTGGTGACAGATGTTGACCAGACAGGAACAGACTTCTTTATCGGAGGATCTGTTGAAGATGATGGTCAGACAATATCTCTTGGAACTGCCCTACCATTCCAGCAGACACCAGTTGTGATTACGTACATCCCATCTGGCGTTCAGGGAGATAGGATAACAATAGCCAAGGATGAGTTTGGATTCATAGCATTCAGCGTACAGGCTTCTGGTCAGTTGTATCAGGTTCGTCAGCCAGTATTCTGGGAGCGTGATTCTTGGCATAGAATCAAGGCATCCTTCAAGTTCAACTCTCCAAACAACCTAGATGAGATCAGGCTGTTTGTAGATGGTGAGGAGCGTGGCTCTATCCGATTCGGGCAAGGAATATTGTTTGGTGATGGATTCTTGTACGGTGCCACGGTTGCAGGTGTTACCGACCAGATTTTCCAGGCTAATATGGACTTCACGGATACAATTACCAGATTCCACCTCGGTCAGGACTTCACAGGTTCATTTACAGCTCAGGCAAGAATTGATAACTTCAGGCTTTCTAATAAGTCTCTGGAGTCTCCAACGATTTCTGGGCAGGCAATGGACGTAAACTTCAACACAATCGTTGATTGCATGTTTCCAGTAATTGAGAATGCATACACAACAATGCTGCTAGATTTCGACAGAGTAGTCGAAGAAGTAGAAGATTTCGCCCTTTTGCGTGATTCTGAGTTCGGTATATTCAACTTTACCATCAATATCATTGATTCTTTTTGCATAGTTGAAGAGTCTGCAAGAGTCCAGGCAATGCTAGAAGCAATGATTTACGCCCTCAAACCAGCCAATGCAAAGGTTGATATAAACTATGTAAAGTGATAAGTTATGGTTAATAGAAGCAAAGTATCAGTACCTTACAATCAATGGAATGATGCCCAGAGGGTAGATCGTGATGACATGAACACTGAACAGGACAGAAATGTCCAGATTGACAGTGCAATCATCAACAATCACTTCGGCTCTGGTGTGTTACCGGACTCTATTGAGCAGAAGGTGCTATTCGACTCTGATAACCTCACTCAGGAGCAGCAGGCTCTTGTGGTGTCAAATGACTTCGACGGCACTGGTGTAGACGTACATGCTCAGCCAACTGACATAAATCTTGGAGAGCAGATTGAGGTTGAGCTTACTGGCGGAGAGGTTTCAGGACGTTTCAGCACAAAGGTTCTTATTGTGGGCCTGGACTTCCAAGGTGTTCCACAGTACGACCGTTTTGAGTTCTACAAGAATGAGATTCAGGTAACTAAAAAGCATTACTCAAGAATTCTTACTGTATTATTCAATGACTTCAAGGGCAACAACAATTGCTCAAGAGACCGTGGCGGAAGAATCGTCATGCGTGAGGTTCAGTCCTATCAGCTTTCCCGTGATGGCATCATGGCATCTCAGGACTTTGAGCCAAACCTATTCTTCAGAGACTTCAAGATCTCTGGTCTCATTCAGGGAGCGAACCTTACAGTATCTCTATTCCTCACCATTCAGGATGGTATGGGTCCAGAGTATTCTGTTGACGCTCTTCAGATTCAGACAACAGTAAGGCAGAACAGATACCTTAATGCTGGCGACGTTGTAACAAAGATTGGACAGAAGTTCCAGGCTACAACCAACAACATTCAGAAGATATCACTTCTACTTGGTATTGATAAGGATAACACACAACCAGTTGAAGATCAATTCAATTGGACAGGTGATTTGGTTATTTCTATCTATGCCCTTCAGAATACTGTAACATGTCCAACTCAGATTGTTCCTGAGCTTTCTATTGACTTTGATCCTGCAGCTGAACCTATCGTTCAGCTCTCCATGGATTATGATGACTTCAGAAGACAGGGCTATGTTCTTACCGACGTACTTCAGCCTGTTGACTTCGTTTTCGCCGATACAAAGATTGGCTCTACAAACAATACTGAAATTGTTCCTGATAGATATTATGCAGTAACCATCTCCAGGTCTGGAGCTGCAAACACAGGAAACATCTTCACTGGTGTTGGTAACTCATATGAGGACAATTCAAGGCTTACACTTTTCAACACCTCATGGGTTGATGTTGTTGAAGAAGAGCTTTGGCATAGAGTTTACCATGCGGCAGCTAAGGTTGCTGATGGTCAGGCTTACGATTCTGGTAACGGTATCGAGATTGAGAAGACCGAGATAAACGAAGAGGGAGCTACTGTAGACTACGCTCTTGATGCTCAATCATTCTCTGATGCTGGTGAAGGCACATTGAATACAGCGGTTGTTCAGGCTATCACAGAGTCATTCCAAGAAGAGCAGGATGAGAGAACTGGTAACCCAGTAAACTCAAGGCAGCAGTTCGAGCCATCATTCTCTTTCGTAACTAATGCTACTCTTGAAGACCTTCAGAGCACAGCAGAGCCTCTGATCATCGGTTGCGCTCAGGATGTTAACCCTAAGCAGAATGAGACTATAGACAAGATTCAGGAGTTTCCTGGTCTTGTTCGTGGTGACATTTTTAGAGTTGTCAACCCTGATCCTGACTTGCTTTCCAACAACCTTGTTGGCTCAAAGCTTGTTCCTAACAACAATTGCGTTACAAAGGATTACCTTATCACCAAGGTTTCTCTTTGCACTGACGGTTACGGAGATGTAAACGGTGACGGCTCTATTGATGCAGATGATATTGCAAGAGCTGCAGCGCTTGTGGGCGAGTCACTTCTCTTGGAGTCTACTCAGGAAAAGATTGTTGATGGATATATTGATACTCTTGAGATTCTCAGAGCTGACGTTGATGGTGACGGATACATTTCTGCTAATGACGTTACACTTATCACAGAGTTCGTAACAAGAGACATCAACTCATTCCCAGTTGGTACATCATTCGACCACCTTGAGATTCAGGTTCAGCAGACAATCGGACGCTTTGACGGCTACCACGATTGTGCAGATGGATATGATGCTAACACTGGTACGTACTTTGAGCAGGTTAGAATTGGCGGTGATACCGGCAACATTGTTCCTGTATCAAGCCTCTCACAGGCAGAGCAGGAATACTACGGAGCGACAATTACTCCAGATATGAACGGAATGGATCCTGATTTTAATGCTGTTCCTTTTATGGATATAGCTTATCAGATTCAGCCTCTACCTTGGTGGCAGGACTACAACCTTGTATTCTCTTCTGATGCTAGGTTTGTACCGGCAGCGTTTACATCTGAGTCTTCAGATACCATTGTTGATTGCGAGGTTCAGTCTACAGCTACTTGCGTTGATAGGTCTGATATCATTCCGGTATGTGACCCTGGTAAGAATGACATTCTGATTCCAAACAACCTGATCATGAAGGGAGGTCAGGTACTCAACCCTGATGGTTCTCATTACAAGGTTGATTTGGAAATCAATCACGTCATTTTGCAGCTTCCGGAGATTCCGTTTGAGGAGTCCATCATTGATGTATTTAGAAAGTTGGTCGCAGATGCTGGTGACGGATTCACTTCTGCTGGCTATCCTGCAATGAGATTCTCTGACTGTACTCCAGTTGGGGTAGACGCTCTAGCTAGAAACCAGGTTAAGTTTGGTGTCGCAGTTCAGGCATTCAACCCGAACCTAGATGGGTACTCAGACATGGATGGTTACGTCGTAATTGTGGATGACCATATTGGTGTTCATATTGATGACTCCACCGGTCTATTGACGCTTACAGTTCAAGATTTAGAAGTAGATCCATTGTTCATGACATTGGTTACAAAGATTGAAATCACAGTATATCTAAAGAAAGCTGGCTGGAATCAGAATACGCTGGTCATTCCACCTGAACAGATACAAGGATTATTGAGTTAAGTATTGAAGAGGATTGTAGTTTTTTTGGTTGTAAGTTTGTTTCTTGCTTCGGCTTGCAGGCCAGGTACACCCAAAAGACCTTCTCCTTCGAAAGACGCTCATGCTGAGAAGCGGAAAAAAGAGGAGCAAGAACCCACTATTATTGCACCTCCACCAGCATACGGTAATAAAGTTGTAAGGAAATAATCATTATTGGTATCGCTTGATATATAGATATTCATGAAAGAATGTCGCATATGCAATGAATTAAAGGACCCCTCTTGTTTTTACAAGAGGGGTTCTGGCGGTTATAGGACTGAATGCAAAGAGTGCATAAAGTCTAAGGCGAAAAAAGAATATAGAAAAGACCCCTATAAAATAAAGTCTCGTGTTGCCCTTTATAGGAAAAACAATAGAGATAAAATAATAGAAAACATGCGTGAGTATAACTCAAGAGAAGAGGTTAAAAAACGTATGGTTAAGTATAGACAAGATAATAAGAAAGAGCTTCGAAAGAAGGAGCGAGAGTGGCACAAAAACAACCCTGAAAAATCTCGTGCTATATCCAGAAAGAGGGCGGCGAAAAGAAGGGAGAATCCAGTTATTAGGGTTAGGTATAATGTTAGCAGAGCTGTTGGGCTGGCTTTGAACAGACAGGGCTCATCTAAGGCTGGCGAGTCTACATTTAAGTATTTGGATTATACTTTAGATGATTTAAAGAAACACTTGGAGTCTATGTTTGAAGATTGGATGACCTGGGATAACTATGGGCCATATAAGGTAAGTGAGTGGGATGATAATAATTTATCGACATGGACGTGGCAGATAGACCACATCATATGTCAGGCAAGTTTACCATATGATTCTATGGATCACCCTAACTTTAAAAAGTGTTGGGCGCTTAGTAATTTGAGACCGTATTCTTCTAAGCAAAACTGCCTTGATGGCGCTAATAAAGTAAGGAACAGATGAGAATCAAAATTCAGCAATTTTTGTTCGGAGCCAATCATAGTTGGGCAGTAGTGGGACAGAACCTTGGTCGTGCTATGATTAAGCTTGGTCATGATGTTGAATTCGTGTCAACTGACGGGTTTGATGACAAATACTGCCCAGACGACCTGAAGCCATTTGTAAGACCTCAACCAACCGGTTCTTATGATTGTCAGGTTTCGTACACAGCCCCTCACAATTGGGGTCCATACCTGGCTTATGGCAATAAAAATAAGTTCGGTATCTGGAATTATGAGTACAACTCAAAAGCAGACGCTTCAAAGCTTTTACTTCAAGGATTTGGTAAGAACTATAAGCATACCACTAAGGTCCTACCTTCCTCTCATTTTACAAAGCAGGTGTTTATCAACATGGGTATTCCAGCTGATGAGCAGGTAGTTGTGCCACATGGAATTAACCTGGAAGATTTTGAGTCCACAAATAAGGCTGAGCTTAAAACATCTGCATCTAAAAAGATTCTTCTTAATATAGCCCAGCCACATAGAAGAAAGAACTTAGCTGCTGCCCTAGAGTCTTACGGTAAGGCATTTAAGAAGGGTGATGATGTTTGTCTTATAGCTAAGGTATTTACTGCTAATAAGCAGAAGATGGGATTTGATGTTGACTTTTTAAAGATGCTTAAAACATTCAAGTCAAAGTATAAGAGCCATGCGGAGATTGAGGTGATGACATCATATGTCCCAAACATCGCTGATCTTTACAATTCATGTGATATTAATTTCTCAGCAACTCATGCAGAGTGCTGGCACTTGCCTTCTTTGGAGGCTCTTGCAGCAGGACTAGTGAACGTGGTTCCAAACTATGGTGGCCAGTTAGAGTTCTGTAATTCGGAGAACGGTCTACTCATTGAAGGTAGAGAGGTACGTGCTCCTAGAGATCATCAATATTGGAAATTCAATCCTCAGGCTGTTCACTTCAAGGTTGATACAGATCATGCGGCACAGCTTCTTCAGCAAGCTGTAAGTAATACTGATGAGTTGAAGGCTAAGTTTGGCCCTGAAATGAAGAAGACAGTACAGCATTTCACATGGGAAAATGCTGCGAAGCAGATATTGGATCTGTGCGAATAAAGTTTGTGGTAAAGATGTATGATGCATTTTACTAATTAAGAAGTAGCTATAGTAACTGACGGTAGTTGGCGTATTATAGCTAATAGGAGAAAAATGAGTAAGACAAAGTTATCAATAGTAATTCCAGTATGGAACAACTACAATTTTACGAAGAAATGTCTTGAAGATCTTAATGAGCTTCCTGATGATCATGAAGTAGTTGTTGTAGATAATGGATCAACGGACGCAACTAGAAAGTTGGAATCTACTAAGAAGATTAAGATAGTTCGTAATTCGGAAAATCTTGGATTCGCAAAAGCTTGTAACATCGGTTATACAATGTCAGATGGCGATAATGTTATGTTTTTGAATAATGACATTCGTGTAAGATCTGATAAATCAACATGGACAAAGCCAATTATCGAGGCCTGTGAGTCTGGTAAGTGTCTAGTTGGTCCAACCGTTGGTATCCTTGATGCTAGGTTCAACTTCGTTACAGAGGCTGAGAAGATGCCATCCAAGGGGCATGTTTACATGTCTGGTTGGAATCTCAGTGCTTCTGTTGAGACATGGAAAGACCTTACCCTTGACGAATACCCTGGACCATTCTCTGAGGAGTTTGGTATTGCTTATTTCGAGGACACTGACCTCGGATTCAGAGCAATTGAAGAGGGATATGAGTATAAGATTGTGCCTTGCCCAGTTCATCACTTTGGCAAGATGACATCAAAGAAACTTGGAACATCTAAGTTTTACCTTCCAGCAAAGGCTAAGTTCATTGAGAAGTGGACTGGCAGAGCGGACGCGATACTGAGAAAGTAATGGGAACTACGCAACAAGATATCATTAACCTAATTACGAAGCATTCTTATGCTGCTGGGATAGTGGTAAGCATAAATACTTTTAATGATTTCTTTAATTGGGGCAAGGGTTCTCTTTTTGATCCGGAAACTAATCGAACGCGCTTGCAAAAAGGGATTTATGCTTATGTATTAGGAAGGTGTATTGTTGTTTCGAAAGCCATTCCAGACGGAGAGGTCGTACCAGTGAGTAATAGCTTTTTAGAAGACATAATAATGTCTAAAGAGTCTAAGTTCACTAGAGTAGATCTGATAAAGCATCTTAGAGATTATGGAATGACAGAACTTGCAAATATTTTACAAATGGATGAGGCACTATTATGAAATTACATTTACTAACACTCACCTGGAACGGTGAAGACAAGATTAAGGCACTACAGCCTGGGCTAATGAGGAACATGGAAAACGCAGGTATTGAATGCGTTTGGCATGTTAAGGATAACGGCTCAAAGGATAATACCGTTGAATGGCTAAAGGATTCTCCAAACACCGTTGTGTACCCAGTTGGTCACAACAGAGACTCCTTTGCAGGTGGAATGAACTATCTCTTCGACAAGGCGCAGCCTGCAGATGATGACCTAGTTCTTCTTCTCAACAATGACGTTGTTTTTGGTGACGACGTATCACTCAAGAAGATGATAGACCTTCAGAAGACTTCTGGTTCTGATATGGTTGGTTGTAGGCTTCTATTCACTGGAACTAATAAACTACAGCACGCTGGCGTTATCTTTAGCCCACGTTACGGCAATATGCCATTCCACTTCAGACCAGGTGATGAGTCTGATGCTGCAGCGGAAAAGAATAGGTACTTCCAAGCTGTAACTGCAGCTGTCGTTCTTGTGACTGCTAAGTCATGGAAAGAAGTTGACGGTATGGATAATAAGTATCAGTGGGCGTTTGAGGATATCGATCTTTGTATGAAGGTTGGCAAGCTCAAGAAGAACAATGTTATATACTGTGGTGGCACGAAGATCTTCCATGAAGAGTCTGCTTCACTGAAGAAGAATCCAGTCAATAAGATGTTCATGTCTCCAAACGTCAAGCACTTCAAGTCCAAGTGGACTGGAAAGTATGAGCTTGACCATGATAAGTACTTAAACGATTCTAGTTACAATGAGGCCAAAGTTTAGTAAAAAGCTGTTTCCCTTTTCCCCTGGGATACCTTGGACTGTAAAGAACAATAAGTACATATTACCTAATGTTGATGCTAAGATTTGGCAGAGAGCATTAGGAGGGAAGGACTTCATAATCTCCTGCTACGGTGGATTTTTGGAGTCCTTTTTTTCTTTGTCTTACTGTGAGGCGATTGCCGCAACAGATCCATTCAGGGAAATCATGTGGATGGGCAATCCCACGTTCGAGCCGCTCGTCTCTATGCAGGGTATAGCTAAAGTTGCGCCTTTTGACTTGGGCTCTGATATTGTTGACAAGTATCCAGTTCCAATATTTATGGATGCAGAAAATCACGCCTACTTTAATGTAATGAATGATTATCTAAAAACAAAGTCATTCAAATCAAAAGACTTCATTATTAACAATCAACACTGTCTAGAACAGGTGTATAAGAACTGTCCCATTACTTGGGATTCATATGTACCAAAGATTCGTTCAGATGAAAGGATAAAGTACAAACTGTGGAAGAGAGATAACAAGTTCTACGATAACGCTAAGTATATAGTTATCTTTCCAAAGCCATGGCAATCCATGCATGAAGAAGACTGCCTTGGTTGGAATGACCGGCAAGTCAAAGAGTTTGCCTCAATGGTTCGTCACAAAGGGATCTCGGTTGTGGCATGTGGTTTTGGTAATCGAGACTATTATGACTCATCAGGCGTAATTTCTGCGCCTTTGGACATAGAGATCATGATGGGTTTGATACAGAATTCTTGGGGTGTTTTGTCGGCAGATATAGATAATCTACTTGTTACTATGGCGGTTTCAGATTCATCTATAATTATGTCGAGAGAGCCATCAGAAATATATGAACTTTATAGCGCAGCAGAGTTTTTAGATGCACAGAATGTTATATTCACAGATAGGGATATGCTACCTAGAGATGTGTATCAGTTTTTAGAGGGAATCGTATGAGTGAGAAGAAAGATGTAATCACCTTAATGATGGTGACGTATAATAGGCTTGATTTAACTAAGAGAACAATTAAGTCACTACATGATAATACAAAGGTTCACTACAATCTAGTAATCGTAGATAATGGCTCAGAGGATGGTACTGTTGAGTATCTGAATGAGCTAGCTGCAGAGCACGATAGCGTTCACCTCAATCTACTTCCGGAGAACAAGGGCATCGCTATTGGTCGTAACATAGCACTTAAGAAAGCTGTTGAGCTTGAGACGAACTGGTTCTGTACGATTGATAATGACGTAGAGGTCCCAGATGGTTGGCTTACAGAAGCTATTGACATCATGAAGGCCAACCCAAAGTACGCCATGATTGGTGTGAATATGGAGGGTGTCAAGTATCCCGTTGTGGAGCAGAATGGATTTAAGTTTCAGTCCAAGCCTAGGGGAAATCTAGGAACTGCTTGTATTGTATTCCAGTCTAAGCTTCAAAAGATGCTTGGATACTTCAGCACAGAGTATGGACTTTATGGCGAAGAAGATGCTGATTATGGCATGAGAGCTAGGGTTTGCGGATTTGGACTCGGGTACATTGAAAGGATGGGAAATCACTTTGGTGTTGGTGAATTAGACCAAGGTGAGTATAGAGAATTCAAAGATGAGATGCATAAGAACAATTTAGCTAAGTTTAATGCTAATTGTGGCGCATATGCAAGGAGAGAGAAAAATCTATATTTCCCATACAAGGACTGAATGCCAAACATTATAAGAAAGATTGTTGGTGAACAAATACAGACTTACGTAAAGTCATCCAAGTTTTGCAAGATAAATGCAAGGTCATGTGTTATTGGTGGTAAGTTTGGAATGTTATCAGTTGATTTATCAGGCTTTTTTAGCGCCAGCTCTTGTCAATTGAAGCTAAGAAGAAATTCTGGTAATGGTTTAATTGCAGTAGTTAAAAATAACAAATCTGAAAATTACAATATATCTTCAAAAGTTTCAGAAGTAATAAATGTTGATATTTCAGATTCTAAGCAATTAAGTATCATCAGGCCTGCTTCTGGTATTGGTGATGTAGAGCTTTTAGGTATCTTTTTGCTTTCTGATGAAGTTGCCGTCCCTCTAGATATTAGAGCTGAAGTTGTTAAGTGTGGAACTAAAGGAATTCGTTCTGTTGGAGATAGGTTCTTTGCAAATGAAGGGTCTATGATTAAATCTAACGAGATTGCGGAAATAGAAACAGAGCCGCCTGGAATGTTTAAAAAAGCAACTGGTGGAATGATTTTTACTGGAATGTGTGAAATTGTTAATCTTAAAATTGGCACGCCTGTCATTGAGCAACCACCAGATTTTGTGCAGGCTGTTCAAAAGGCTTCAGAGCTTATTCCAGAGCAGTCTAAAGCTAGATCCTTAGGACATGAGACTGCACTTGAAAGAGCACTTTCATTTGATCATAAACCATCTCAGGATGTTTTTGATTCAGATAACAACATATCTGTTTGTGCTGTTGGTACAAAACTTACCATACAAGACCGCATCTTAATGAAAGATGTACCTCTTAAGCCTAATTCTAAGTATGTTCTTCTTGTACAAGGCAAGAGGATAGATGGTAATGGACGTATAACAATAAACATTTATGGTTCCAATCTTAGAAACCACTCAATCTTTGTTGGGCCCAATGAAACTACTAAGATTCCATTTACAACTCTAGAAGCTGATTCATTCAAGATTGACATTGATAGAGGAGGTCCATCACTTGGAGATGTTTGGATATCCAGAGTTTCCATTGCTCCTTATTCTGTATTGTATGGTTATGAAAATGATTTTACAGGAATTAGAGCTGAGAAGTCATCAGATGTTGAGTTGACATCTAAGAGATTTGCTCTTCTTAAGAGAGAGCGTTTCAATCCTCCAGAGACATTCAGCGACATTGATGGAATCATTGAAGCGAAGGGTCCGGGTCCAAATTCTTGGCTTAATAAAATACAGCCACTTTTCCCAAATGTTAAAGTGCGTTCAGATATGATTCTTACACCTGAGCCAAAGGGTGCAGCAAACATGCTAATAACACAGCTTGGCGATGTAAAGAAAGCCAATAAAATATGGCTTAATGAGTTTCAGGGTATAGTTCCAAACAAGGATGAGTTAAAGATACTGAAAGAAACTAAGGTTATATCCTCGTCATTGCCAAATGTTCAATACCTCAGGAACACACATGGCATAGATGCACTTTACCTACCAAAGGTTTGGCCTTATGTAGATCCTATTGCGCCAAGTGTTAAGAAGTATATCCTAATGTTCAATAGGGATACTAGAATAACAAAAGCATTTATAGAGGAGTATAAAGGTAGAGACCTTCCTACACTTGTCGTTCCTGGTCTTAGAGGAAACATCCCGCAGTTTGTAAAGGCTACATCTGAGTATCTTGATTACAGAACACTGCTTGGATTGGTTCTCAACGCATCAGCAATAGTAGATTTTCCACAGTGTACACACTTTATGTCTGCTGTTCTTGATATGGCGTTCATAGCAGGAGTTCCTATTGTTACTACAAATCAGTGGATGTCTGTTTCCAAGCCTTCTACTTACCAGGTTCCATCACTTCTCAATAGAGGAATGACATGCCCTAAGATGGATGTGGCAATCAGATCTGTACAGGCAGCTCTGAACGACACTGATAGAAACAAGTTTGATGAATCATATAATCACAATGTTTATGCTTCAATTAAAACGGCTTTGGATTATTAAGGAAATAAATGATAAGAGTACTATATTTGCCACTCAACTCTCATGAGATAGTTCAAACAGGAATGTATGATGCGTTCAAAGCAGCAGGGTGTGAGCTTAAGGTTTTTGACTTTAATAGATCCAATATAAGACCCGGAGATATTCAGGGTGAGTTACTTAAGGTTGCCAAAGAATTCAAGCCTCACCTGGTACATATGCAACTTCAGTTTACTACGAACATTGTTCCAGATACTATTCTAAAGATTAAAAAGGCTTTGCCTAATACGATTATCACTAACTGGACTGGAGATGTTAGAGCAAAGCCTCAGTCTGTATTTTGCAATATGGCTAAGGCTGTTGACATATCTCTAGTCTCTTCATCTGGCCAGGTTGATATGTACAAGAGAGCGTCAGGCAATCAGGACATTCGATACTGGCAGATCGGATTTGATCCAGCGAAGTATTTCGAAAAGAATAAGAACTCTGGATGGAAATATGATGTTTCGTTTGCTGCATCAAATCATACCAAAGCAGGCTTCCCAGGACATGCTGCAAGAAAGAAGACTGTAGACTTGCTTCATAGACAGTTTAAAAATAGGTTTGGACTATTTGGAATAGGATGGAAAAAGTACCGAGCTAAGTACATGCCTCAAGCAAAGATGAATGATGTGTATAATGATTCTCTCTGCTGCATCTCAGTCTCTAACTTTAATGACTTGGGTCATTACTTTTCCGATAGACTTCTGATGTGTATGGCTTCTGGAAGGCCTGTAATCTCTTTCAGATTCCCAGGATGGGAAGATTACTTTGTGAATAATCATGACATTGTTATTGCTGATTCTATTGAGGACATTCCTAAAAAAGTCCACTGGCTAAAGAGCAATCCTGATATAGCTAACGCTATTGGTGCAGCTGGTGCGGCAAAAGTACAGGCTGAGCACTCATATCACTATAAGGTCGAGGAGCTTCTTCACATGGTGGGGTTGAAATGATTTCTATTGTTTTTGGAACACATAACAGGCTTGGGAAGCTTAAGCAGGCTATGGAGTCAATCCACAAAGCAGCACAGAATATCAAAGGGTATGAGATCATCATCATTGATGGCGGCTCTACGGATGGGACTCTTGAGTATCTCAATACACAAAAGCATACCAAGGTTATCAATGAAGGCGGACTTCATGGAGTTACTAGAGCTTATAATAGAGGATTTAGATTAGCCACTCAACCTTATCTTACTTGGTTCTCTGATGATTTTATTTATGATGAGAAGGCTCTGGAGGTTCTGGCAATAAGACTAGCCGAAGTTGATTCTAAAACGCTTCTATCTTTATCTATTGATGTAAAGGATGGCAAAGGGTTTAAGAATTATGCGCCAAATACTCCAATAGGAGCTGGTCATACAAAGTTGTTCCAGTCGGTTGATTATTGGTCAGAGGATTTCATTACTTATGCCTCAGACAATGACTTCTCGCAGAAGATTCATATGTCTGGTGGTAAGGTTATAGCAGAGCCAAGTGCTAAGCTAACACATAATATAGATCTAAAAGACGATCTTCATAATGAGAATTTATCTCATAATCCTTGCTCTGCTAGATATAGAGAGCTTTACAAGGGTGGAATTAAAGGGTTTAATAAAACATATCCCGATGTTTGGATTAACGCAAGAAATGCAGACGATCTATATGCTAAGATTCAAAATGTAAGGTCTAATATAGGGTGGTGTAATTTCTATACTGCTAATCTATTTAATCACGAGGCCCTGTTTTCAAGTATGAATATACGTGTTGGCTCCAGAGACAAAAATTACGCTAAGGAAGTATGAGTTTAGAAGATATTAAAGCACCATCTAATGACAAGCTAATTAGCTTTTTCCATATACCTAAGACAGCTGGCACAAACTTTACCTATGTAATTAAGAATAATTATAAGGGCCATATCATTGATGATAAAAAGTTTGAGGCTCTCGATAGGCAGACCAGGAAAAAGCTTTGCACATGGGGTCATGGTGGTCACTACAATGCTATCAATCATGATGCTGTTATGTTTGTGTTTCTAAGAGACCCTGTTGAGCGAGTGGTATCCCATTTTGTAGAGCATAAGGGAAATAGATACACAAACCCTAGCTTTACACTTGAAGAGATGTTTCTCAAGAGACCAGATATTTATCTTGGTGAAAAGCCTCCTACACCTAATGATCTAAAGAGAGCTGGTATCAATTCAGCACACTGGGGAAGAGATTTTTATTGTAGAGCACTTTCAGGACAAGGATACCTTAAGTTTGATCCATGGAAGGTTACCGAAGAAGATAAGGATAATATTATATCTAACATGAAGGATAATAAGGTTGTTCTTCTAAACTCTGCAGGTAAAGAAATTGAAGTTCCTACAGTCTTTGGAATCACTGAGAGGTTTGATGATTCACTTAAGCTTTTCCAAAAGGTAGCTGGCTGGCATACTATCAAGTATCAAGAGCTATCTAAGCGTAGAGCTTATAACCATGGCAAGAGAAGGTATAATGCTTCTGAAAATCTTCTTGCCGCAATTAAGAAGCATAACGCTTTTGATATAGAAATTTACGAAGAAGCTAAGAAGCTATTCGATAAGGAACTAGAACATTTTGGGATTAAGTAAGGAACAAATGTCAGAGGAAGATAAGAAAGAAATTAAGCTACATATTGGGTGTGGTACCGTTTACCTTGAGGGATATGTAAACATTCATCCAGCACCAGATGGTCTTGCACCGCTATGTCCAGAAGATGTAGAGATTAATAAGACCACTGTTGATGAATATTATAAGACTGGGTTCTCTGAGCGCCCCAAGAAGCACATTGCAGACCTTGTAAGTACACTTGACGCTCTTCCAAGTAAGCTTGGGTATAGGCCTGGATACCCAGGCTCTCAGAGTGGATATGTTTGGAATGATGGAGTATCTGAAAGTGTTGATAATCCAGTAGATGAAATCTGTATGTTCCATGTTCTTGAGCATATCCCAAAGTACGATCTTGATGATGCAGTTCGTAAGATTGCACTTATGCTTAAGCCAGGTGGACGCTTCCGTGTAGCTGTTCCTGACTTTGACGCAATCGTTCTTGAGTACGCTCAAAAGCTTCAGGAAGGTATATCTGAGGAAGATAAGGAGTGGTACTACCGCTTTGTTCATGGAACTCAAAAGGATATCTATTCACATCACTACTGTGGATACAATAGACACAGGCTTGAAGAGCTTCTAAGACGTTTCGGCTTTGATAAGTTTGAAGATCTTCCTAATCAGAACTTTTATCCATCAGTTCATTTGATGGCGTACAAGGCTGAAGAAGTAAAGGTTGAGTATAATAATGATTTAGGTATAGCTGGAGATATCACAATAACTTCTGGCTCAGGTGGCGGCAATTATCTTGCATCAGATATTACATTTGGGTCGTCTTCAACCCCAACAGCAATTACAAGCACTTCCGGAAAAGGAATTGTTATAGATGAGGACGGCAATACAGTTATTGAGGGCGATCTTCATGTTACAGGAAAACTAATAGTTTAAGGAAAGATATGACAGAACTAGGATTAAACTTTCAGAATTGGGATGAGTTCTTTGATAAGATACCATTCACATTCTTTATGACATCACAAATTCAGAAGAAGTACATTGAAACAATCAAGGCTAACACACCTGACGGTGGTAAACTACTCGAAATTGCAGGTGGCTCTGGGTACACATCTGCCGTTGTTGCAGACGTTGTTAGAACCAAAAACGGTACTGTTACTTTCTCTGATCTTGAACAGACTTTGACTGATAAGGTTAAGGATAACTTCGATTCAATTGTGAATCTTGACTTCAAGGCAGCGGACGCTTTCAAGCTACCATTCGAGGATGATTCTTATGACGTTATCTTCCATCAGGGATTCCTTGAGCACTTCAGCGATGAAGACATCATCAAGTTCCTCCAGGAGCAAGCTCGTGTTGCTGAGAAGATTGTATTCGATGTACCAAATGGTCGTCGTTGGAATAAGTATCAGGAGTTTGGTAACGAGCGCTTCCTGAGCCACAAGCAGTGGGTTCAGATTGCGAAGGATGCTGGGCTTCATGTTCATTATCACACAGCACGCCGCTTCACTAATGGCTGGAAGAAATGGGTTCCAGTTGCTATTCAGAATTCAGAATGGTTTCACAGAAACTTCGGTGAGTCATCAATTGTTGTATGCTCATCAATGCCTCTTAATGAGAGCATAGGTAAGTAACTGTCGAGTTCATACTTCTCCGAGCCCTGCTATTTATAGCGGGGCTTTTTTATGAAGATATCTCTAGTTATCTCTATTAAGAACAGGACCAAGTTATTCTCTAGGTCTATTAAAATGTACAATAAACAAACCATCCCCAAAGAAGATTGGGAGATGGTTGTTGTCGATGATATGTCTGATGAAGATGTGTTGGGTACATTAAAGAAACATGCCAAGTTTAACTGGCAGTATATTAAGATGGATTCTAAGAAGAATGACTTCCCTATTTATTGGGGGCCATCACTTTCAAACAACATAGGCTTCAAGTCTGCGAAGGGTGAGGTCTTGGTCATCACAGGGCCTGAAATGCTTATGCAGGAAGACGCTCTGGAGATTTCTTATGAGACAGCGATGAAGGGTGTTGCGGCATACGGTCACGTTCTTCATTCTCATAATAAGTTTGTGAGGTTGATGGATTCAAACCCTGCAATGGAAGAGTATCCATTCAAGCGTTTGTTCGCTCTTCCAACGGCCAAGAATGGTTATCCGGATATCACTAAGGATAACTTCTACTGGTTTTGGACTGCGGTTAAGAAAGAAACCATCATCAACATGGGTGGGTGCGATGAAAATCTCATGAAGGGTATATGCGCTGACGATGATCTATTTGCAGACAAAGCAAGAATGATTGGTTGCGAGCCAGTTCACGAGATGAGAGTTAAGGGTATTCATCAGGAGCACTTGACTGCAGATAAGGCTGACCCAAAAAGGATTCGTTGGAATCCAACCTGGGAAAAAGCAAGACATATAAACACTAAGTATTTAGAGGATTGGAGGGCAGACCCCAATCGCTCAGCTATTTCTAATGAGGGCAGGGACTGGGGTTCCGAAAAGCTTGTTATAGAGAGGGTTGAATCTAAGGAGACAAATTGAAGACAGCAGTAATTACAGGCATAACAGGGCAGACAGGTTCATATCTCGCAGAGATCCTTTTAGATAAAGGATACAAGGTTTACGGTCTTCGTAGGCGTGCGTCTACTTTTAACACTGAGCGCATTGACCACGTACTAGAAGACCCTCATGTTGATGATAGAGTAGAGCTAGTGTACGGAGATCTTGCGGACTCTTCGTCTATCATTTCGTTGGTGAACGATACCAAGCCGGAATTGTTCTTCAACATGGCAGCGCAGTCGCATGTTAGAGTCTCATTTGAGATTCCAGAGTACACATTCGACATTGATGCCACTGGTGTTGTTAGATGTCTTGATGCATTGCGCAGGTTCTCACCTGAAACTCGATTCGTACAGTCTTCTACATCAGAGCTGTACGGCTCAACGCCAGCTCCACAGGATGAGAGTACTCCATTCCATCCAAGATCTCCGTATGCAGCTGCAAAGATAGGCGGATACTGGGCTACGGTTAATTATAGAGAAGCATATGGCATGCACGCATCCAATTCCATCTCATTTAACCATGAAGGACCACGCAGAGGCGGCACATTTGTGACTAAGAAGATCACTCAGGCAGCTGCACGCATCAAATTCGGTCTCCAGGATAAGCTGTATCTTGGAAATCTTGATGCAAAGCGTGACTGGTCACATGCAAAGGACGTTGCAAGGGCTCAATACATGATTGCTACAGCTGATAAGCCCTGTGATTACGCAATTGGCTCTGGAGAATCGCATTCTGTGAAGGATTTCTTGCACTTGGTGTTTGATAAGATGGGTTTGGATGTTGAAAAGCACGTAGAATTCGACCCAAGGTACCTTAGGCCATCAGAAGTTGACCATCTTGAGTGCAATCCAGCCAAGATCAAGTCTGCTTTGGGTTGGGAACCTGAATATTCCTTCGATAAACTTGTCGAGGAGATGGTTGAATACGACTTGGAATTAGCAAGGAAAGAAAAGCTACTTAAGGATAACTCATGAAGACAATTTTAGTAACAGGTGGTAATGGTTTCTTAGGTAAGCACCTAAAAGAGAAGTTTAGGAAGGCTAAGGCTCTTAATATTATCTATCCATCATCAAAAGAGGTTAATTTACTACGTCAAGATGCTGTCATGGACCTATTTGAGCGTGAAAGACCCGATTCAGTGCTCCATATGGCAGCAATTTGCGGCGGAATAGGTGCTAACAAGGAATCTCCAGCGGATTTCGTCCATCTGAACTCAAAAATGACCTGTAACATCTTCGATGCGGTCCTTAAGTACGGAACTGAATCACTTTACACGCTTGGTTCCGTTTGTTCGTACCCAAAACACTGTCCAGTGCCTTTTCAGGAGGACGATTTGTGGAATGGGTACCCTGAAGAGACAAATGCTCCCTATGGAACCGCAAAACGACTTCAATTAGTCATGCAGCAGTCATTCATGCAGCAGTACGGCCTAAAAGGCGCTCATCTCATCCCTGTTAATATGTATGGCGAGCATGATCACTTCGATTTGGAGAAATCACACGTCATTCCAGCTCTCATTCGTAAATTTGTAGAAGCTAAGGAGAATGGCGACCCAAATGTGACTTGCTGGGGCACTGGCTCTGCAACAAGAGAGTTTTTGTATGCAGGTGATGCTGCAGAAGCAATATCATATGCTGTACTATCAAACTTCTCAAATCCTGAGCCAATTAACTTAGGTGTTGGTTATGATATCTCTATTAAAGATCTGGCTACTAAAATATCTGATATAATAGGTTATGAAGGAGATATTATCTGGGACACAACTAAACCAGACGGTCAGCCTAAGCGAATGTTGGATGTATCACGGGCTGAGGAGCTACTAGGATTTAAAGCTTCGACCTCTTTTGATGATGGATTGCGCAAGACCATTGAATGGTACATGTATAACCAAGTAGGATAATTATGGGATTGATCTCAGTTAAAGAATTTGATTTTGCGGCTAAAACTAACAAGGCACAAGTAGAAGTGCAAGAGCCTGTTAAGGAGCCAGAATCGCAAGAAGACTCCGAAGAAGAGCTAATAGACTATGTTCTTAAGAACAAAATCTCTGATTTCGTCATGGACGATGCGGAGGAAAAGTACGAAGAGGTTCCTATTGACTATGGCGCATTCAAGCCAAGGGGCAGGAAGTCAAACATGCTGCACAAGATTAAGAATACATATAAGTCAAAGCCTAGACTTCATAAGTATGAGGAAAATCTTCTGATTAAGCTAATGAAGGATTCACTTAAGTCTGGAGACCCTGAGTTTGTAGATAAGGTGAACGAGGCTGGACTTCATGCTATTAAGAACTCCAGAACATCAATTACTCATAATGATAGAACTCTTAAAAACATATGTCGAGAGCTTGTTGTAGATGAGTTCAATCAAAAGGTTGAGCCATCTATGTTGGTTGAGCTATCTAATAGGCTAAGGTCTAATTCTGGGTCTCCTAATGATAGGGGAGCTTTAGAGTCATTATACTTATGGGATAAGTATAATCCAATATCTGATGAAGATAAGAAGCATATTGAAGAGTATACTGGACCAATGGGGTTGTCTACATCTGGAGTTAAGATGTCTGAGCCTGTTGATATAAAGGACGAAGAGTTGAAGATAGCGGTTATCAAGAATGCTAGTGCAACAGACCGTGGCGAAAAGACAGAGTTCATCGATAGAGATCCTGATATTGTTAAGGTTATGAATCATCTGACTGGCAGGGACGTTCCAAAGGAAACGGGATTGCCTCCTGCTCAAATACCTGAGATCAAAAAGCCAGTAGTTAATAAGTCTACACTAAAAGATTCTCTTTCAGTTAGTGAAGCTGTTGACCTTTTGAATAAAGCTAAGGAAAAAGAAATGCCTGAAGTTAAGATAGATGCAGATACGTTCGCTATGGGCGAGTGGAAAGAAGATATCAAAGAGATTAAGGATGACTTAAAGAAGAACATTAAGTCACAGGTTCGCTCTAGAACTTGGTCTTCAGATGAAGAGTGGTTTAACTCGCCTGAGGCTAAGGGTCAGCTAAGAGCTATGCCTTCTGAGCCTCCACCAAAGCCATCAGAACTTGTCCGTGAAGCGGTTGAGTCTAAGAAGGAAAACATCATGGAGATCCAGGAGAAAAATCTGGCAGAAGCACATGCGAAGATGCTTGCGGCTCAAAGAGAGTATGCACAGCAGAAAAAGGTACTTAATGATTTGTACGAGTCATTTAATGTACCAACTATAGAAGAATAAGGATAATATGAGTAAGAAAAAGATTCTTGTTACAGGGACCGGTGGGTTCATATTTTCAAACTTTATTAGGAGAGCTTTCCATAATAAGGAGAACTTTAACTTTGTCTCGCTAGATAAAATTAGGAAGTCTCATACGCTTCACAATATCTACATTAACAAGTCTCACCAATTTTATCCGGTAGACGTTTCAGACCCACACTTCGTAAACGTAGTGTTTGAAACTGAGCGTCCTGATATCGTAATTCATGGTGCTGCCGAGTCTTTCGTTGATTCATCGATTGATAATGCAGCACCATTTATTACATCAAATGTAATGGGAACTCAGGTCATCATTGATGCCTGTGTAAAGTGGGGAGTTGAAAAGCTTGTTTACATATCCACTGACGAGGTGTACGGCCATCTTACAGATGAGTCAGCTCCTGCTTGGACTGAGGATTCACCTCTCAATCCAAGAAACCCATACGCAGCTTCTAAGGCTTCAGGAGAGCTTTTGGTTAAGGCTGCTCATGAGACACACGGGCTAACTTACAACATCACCAGATCTTGTAACAACTACGGCCCATGGCAGGACCCAGAGAAGTTCTTACCAAAGATGATTATGAAGATTGTTTCTGGCGAGAAGGTTCCAGTTTATGGACAGGGCCTTCAGATTAGAGACTGGATGCACGTCTTTGATAACTGCGAAGCTATAATGAAGGTAGTTAAAGAAGGTAAGGATAATGAAACTTATAATATCGCAGCTAATCAAGAACTTCCAAATATAGAAGTATTTCAAAGAGTTTGCAATACTTTAGGTAAAGGTCATGATTTAATTGAATTTGTTAAGGATAGGCCAGGACATGACTTTAGATATTCTATAGATGCAACAAAGTTAAAAAACTTAGGTTGGGAACCAGAATTTAAGTTTAATGATGGTATAGTACAAACTGCACAATGGTATCTTAATAATCAGTGGTTCTTTAGACTTTAATGGTCGAGAGCCATGAACCGATAAACATTAAAATGTAGTTTGATAATATCAGACAGGAGAATTTATGAGTGTTACTAGTACTAAAGAAGATGTTGATAGAGAGAATCTCGCAGACGATGTTTCTGATGAAAAAGTAGAGAAATCTCAAGAAGAAATTGATAATGAGGTTCTTGCCCGCCTGCAGGCTCGCAAGGCTAAGGCTGAGGCTAAAAACGAACCACAAGGAGAAGAAGTGCCACCAAAGATAGTAGATGAGAAGACCCGTTCCATTTCCATGGGTGTTATTGGTTCCGGTCAGGCTGGCTCACGTATTGCTGAGTGTTTTTACAAGCAGGGCTATGACACTGTTGTTGTGAACACTGCACAGCAGGATCTTCAGTTCATTGATGTTCCAGAGTCTAATAAGCTCTTGCTTGAGCATGGACTTGGCGGTGCTGCTAAGGACTTGGACATGGGAGCTGATGCTGCCGAAGCTTATAGGGATTCAATTAATGAAATTGTCAATGCAAAACTTGGACACAATCAGATGCTTCTCTTCTGTACCTCCTTGGGCGGCGGCTCTGGTGCTGGATCAGCTGAGACTATTGTTAACATTCTTTCTAGCCTTGAATGCCCAGTAGCGGTCATCACAGTCCTTCCACAGACTTCTGACGACGCTCAGACAAAGCACAACGCAATTGTAACTCTTTCCAAGTTCACCAAGATGGCTCAGGATAGAGTTATTGATAACCTTATCGTTGTTGACAATGCTAAGATCGAGTCCATCTATTCAGATGTTGGTCAGATGCAGTTCTTCGGTGTATCCAATAAGGCAATCACTGATCCTATCGATGCGTTCAACACACTTTCATCCAAGCCATCTTCTGTGAAGAGCCTTGACCCAACTGAGTTTGGTAAGCTTTTCACTGACGGCCAGGGTCTCACAACCTACGGTTACATGGACGTTCCTAACTATGATGACGTTGATGCGCTCGCAGGAGCAATCATCGACAACCTTGACGGAACACTTCTAGCTGGCGGCTTCGACCTTAAGCAGACTCGTTATGCTGGCGTTATCTTCGCTGCATCTCAGAAGGTTTGGGAGCGTATTCCACAGGCTGCAACCAACTACGCAATGGCAATGGTTAATGAGGCATGCGGAACTCCACTCGGCGTTTTTAAAGGTATCTACACCATTGATACCGATGAGGATGTTGTAAAGGTTTACTCTATGTTCTCAGGTCTTGGTCTTCCAGAAGATCGTGTTAAGCAGCTCAAGTCTGAGGCTAAGGAGCGCATGAAGCAGTCCGACGCCAAGGATGAGAGCAGAAACCTCTCACTTAAGCTTGATGCTGAAGATGCTGGAATGTCAGAGACAGACCGTATCAAGAAGAGAGTCAATGCGAAGAAGTCCAAGACTGGCGGTCTTGGAAAGCTCAATCGACTAGCAATCGATAGACGCCGTAAGTAATAAGGCCTAATCGCAGAGGGTAGAGGGGCTGGGCATTGCCTGGCCCTTTTTATTTGCACCAATTGCAGGAGAATGATGATCAAGATAATAAAATACGACAATGTATGCCAGATATTAAACGAAGACGATGACACGAGACGCAAAGCACTAGACCTCCATCTTTCATATAAGATCCAAGGTGCAGAACATTCAAAGGCCTTCAAAGGTTACATCAACCAGAGAGGCGAAGAGGTAACCTGGGATGGGCGCAAACATCTACTTAAGTCTAATCTTAAGTTTCCTATTGGGCTCATTCAACGTGTCTGTGAGTTCTATGACGCCAGAGACGTGGAGTACGAACTGGATGACCAAAGAAGATTGGTTACAGAAAAGAACCCAATAGATCTTCTCCCTATTCTAAAAGAGGGAGGAAAGATTCCTCGTGACTACCAGATGAAAGCTGTCGAGAACGCTGCATCTGTGAACAGAGGAATTATCCGCATCGCTACAGGCGGCGGTAAAACGATAGTCGCAGCTCTACTTACAGCTGCCTTAGGTAAGCCTACCATGATTTACGTCATCGGTAAAGACCTTTTGTACCAAATCCACGGCTTATTTTCGTCCCTCTTCGATGAGCCAATCGGACTTATCGGAGACGGAAAGTGCGAAATCCATAGGATAAACGTCGCTACGATATGGTCCGTAGGAAAGTCTTTAGGAATCAAAGACTCTACAACAGACGAAGATTCTACGAAGGAAAAGGATATCTCCAAGGATAAATTCAGGGAGATAAAGACAATGCTTCTAGATTCTAGAGTCCATATTCTAGACGAGTGTCATTTGGCTGCGTGTGAAACTGTGCAAGCTATTTCCCATCACGTCAAAGCAGAGCACTTTTACGGTATGTCTGCTTCTCCTTGGCGAGACGATGGTTCGGATATGCTTATCGAATCAGTTTTAGGCAGGAAGGTCGTAGATATCTCTGCGAAATATCTTGTTGAAAAAGGCTTCCTCGTAAAGCCAGCAATCAGATTCTTGGCTGTTCCACCTTACACTGGAGCCAAAAAAGCAGCGTACAAAACTGTCTACAAGAATTACATCACTGTTAACGCAGCTCGAAATAACATGATCTGCACCGCAGCTGAGAAACTTGTCGAGCAGGGCTTCAAGACTCTCGTACTTTTCAAGACGAAAGCTCACGGGCAGAGATTACACGAAATGATTTCTGAGAAAGTATCCTGTGAGATTCTAAACGGTGACGACAAGTTCGAAGTCAGGAAAGAAGTTTGCGACAAGCTAAACAATGGAGAGATAGACTGCATTGTGGCTTCTACCATCTTTGACATCGGAGTAGACCTTCCATCTTTATCTGCGCTTGTAATTGGCGGAGGTGGAAAATCTTCTGTTCGAGCCCTCCAGCGCGTGGGCCGTGTAATTAGGAAGCATCCTGGAAAGACAATCGCTCCAGTTATCGACTTCGCAGATCAAGCACCGTATCTGTTAAATCACTCACTAATGAGAAAAGAAATTCTAGAAGAGGAATTCGAGGTAGAATGGCCGCAAGAAAAGCAAGAACAATAAGCTTGGTTCCGGATAAGGTGAAGAAGCCTTCAGGTTTGAAGAAGGATGGAACACCTAACGCTTCTTGGAGGAAGTTTAAGGAACGCTTAGATTCGTACACCGATACTCCAGTTGCAAACTGGGGACCGGACCAAGCTTTAGGTCATCTTTTTAAGAGATACACAGATCATTTCGATATTGATTTCTCGCTCTCATACTCTGGCCCTCCATCCAAGTGCTCAGAGATTTACTGCACGAAGCGTATGATGTCTATGCTTGGTGGAGAGAATCCAGATATGAAGATGGTTAAGGAGTTTATTGATTGGTCTTTTGACTCAGTAATCATTCCTAAGAAGCTTCAGATAGAGTCACTTGCATTCTTCTTCGCTGCAAAGCTCGTAAGAGAATTCAAGGCCAAGTACAAGAAGGCTAAGACTATTACAAGAGCTACTAAGCTGCCTGTTCTTATCGAGCAGATTGCAGAAGACCACGGCTTGGATGATTCCATCACTACTTATGGTGAACTAGCGTTCGCTAAGAAGGCAGTAGATGCAGATCCAGAGAATGGCTCTTACAAGATTTATCATGAGTTTTTCACATCCCTCACTCAGGAAGGGTTTGATTACTCAGTCCTACAATCATTAGAAGGATAATATGCAGCCCCAGCAGGGTTCTTACGTAAAGGTTTGTTTTAATAATGGGTTAGTTGAATGCGGAACTGTAGCATCTTGGAATGATACCGAGATAGTTCTGGAAACAATTGACTCTATGATAGTTATTAAGAATCCACAGGATATCTTTATCTATAAGATATTCAAGGACAAGCCTGACCATAAGCCGCCAGTATCTGATGTCTATGTAGATAAGGAGCTGACGCCAACAGAATATGTTCGAGACCCTGCCCTGCGAGCCCTCAATATCTACGAACTAAGAAAAGAAGTTCAAGCAGAGGAAGAACAGAGAGCTAGAGAAAAGCTCACGGAATTTAGACCGTCAGGCAACGGAGTACCAGTACAATATGGAAACATTGAATTACTCAGAGACAAATCCATTCTTCGGGATACCGCAGAAGAAGATAAATAATGCAATAGAAGATATTTACAATGTTCATCTAAACCCAAAGACGGGTAAGATAACAACAGACGGAGCCAAACTCCTAGAAGTGATCCACAGGTATGCAAGCGCAAATATACCTGTGGATTATTGGTTTCGTGAGATGGATAAGTTCGAGGGTGATGACTCTCTTGTAAGGTCGTACAAAGAGATGACCGCTTCTGTAAAGAAGTCTTACGACGATGGTAAGAACTACTGCTTTGCTGGAGCCCACGGTAGAGGCAAGACAATGACCGCTTGCTGCATGCTGAAGCGTGTAGTTGAAACTGGTAAGTATAACGCTCTGTACGTTAACCTTACAGATATCGTTAACCTCATGGCCTCTTACTCATCAGAAGACAGAGAGGTCAAGTCAGCGGCCAGAAAGCTTCTGCTATCTGTAGACTTCCTGGTTATTGATGAGTTCGATTCAAGGTTCATGGGAACTGATAACGCTACTGACCTTTTCGGTCGTATGCTTGAGCCTGTTCTACGTTCTAGAATTCAGAATAAGCTCCCCACAATTTTTTGCACCAATAACACCGAGCCAGACTCTCTATTCAATGGCGCTCTTAAGCAGAGCTTCAAGTCACTCATGCAGAGAGTTAAGACTGTAAACATCCTCGGTACAGATTTCAGGAAGAAATAATGGCAGACATCGATTACAATATCCTTAAGGTCCTTGTTACGGACCAAACTGCAGGCATGGATTTCGTCTGCAACAATGACGTATCTCTCTTCGACTTCGCTATTCGTGACGAAGCGAAGATGATTTTCGACTTCGTTAAGACATACAAGACGGTTCCTACCAAGAGAACTCTTATCGGTAGGTATGCTGAATCTCCTCAAGACCTGGAGCGTATTGATAAGCTCTGGAAAGATATCGAGGAGCACCAGTACGATACGAAGGACTACAAGTTTGACCTAGATAACATGAAGGAGCGCTTTAAGAAGCGTTCTGTTAAGTCTATCTCTTCAGCTATGACTGAGAAGATGGAGCAAGGACTAGAGCCTGATGTTATCCTCAAGGATGTAGCTCTAAGACTTCAGCAAGCCTCTGTTGTTAATGAGGGACGCTCTCATATCCAGATGTCAGCTGGTGACTACATCGAAGAGTTCAAGGATAGGTATGAGTCCAAGAAGAACTCTGATGGTGAGATATCAGAGATCAAGACTGGCTATTCCATGCTTGATTCTGTTACTGGCGGGCTATCACCAGCAGAGCTTGTTGTTATCGGTGGTGAAACTAACGCTGGTAAGTCCATGCTTCTCAATAACATGGCTGTCCAGATGTGGATGCAGGAAAATACTCTTGACACTGATCCAGAGGAGTTTAAGAAGGGGTATTCAATTCTATACTTCTCTCTTGAGATGCCTTATGCAGACTGCTTCGATAGGTTCCTAGCTAGAGTTGCAGAGATACCTCAGCGTTCAATTAGAGATGCTGTGCTTGATGAAGACCAGCTTGAGCGCAAGGCTAAGGCTCTTAAGTTCATTGATGAGTATCAGAAGGCTGGCAATCACTTCAATATCGTAGACGTTCCAAGAAACGTGACGATTGAAGAAGTTGAGCTTAGATATCAGGATGCTCTGCTTCAGTTCCGTCCAGATGTGGTTGTAGTTGACTACATGGGTCTTATGCATGACCCAGCTAAGGCTAAGGAGCAGGACTGGTTGAAGATGGGTGCTATTGCCGCATCTCTTCACGAGTTCTCCAGAGCTTATGACTGCGTAATGCTAACAGCTGTACAGCTTACTGATATCAAGCGTGGCTCTAAGACTAAGGGTGAGCAGGATGAGTCTCAGAAGGTTGGCGTTCACAGAATTGGACGTTCATCTCACATCATGCACCACGTTAATATCGGCATTCAGATTGAGACCAGATTGAATGAAAGGTCTCTTCCTGATATGAGATATCATGTTATCAAGAACCGTAAGGGTCCGCTTGGTCAGGGTAATATGATCAAGAACTTTGAGTGCGCTTCTCTTTATGATGTTCCTTATGTGGATGATACTCCATCTGGAGATGATGTATCTGAGAATATTGAGGATCTGATCAAAAAGGTCAGAGATGCCAACGAAGGATAAGTACTCTAAGAAGCATAAGTGGAACGCTTATGATATGACTATTTCTGAGCTAGAGAGGCTAGATAGGGGCTGGCTAAGGAATCACAAGTTTAGAATATGCAGAAAGTGCGGCTTAATAATGTACCATTCTTACGGTAATAATTGGCTTCCATTAAACGAAGATGAAAAGACAACATGTGATAAGAGAAGGATGTTTAACGCTTTGGAGTAAAATATGTCTAAATACGAAACAGTAGCAAAAGCTATAAGATTAGAGGTTGACGAATCTAAGGATGATGTTTATATTATCTTCAAGATAGTTGACGAACGCTTTAAACAAAAGGTTCGAGCGGACTGGAAGGAGGATATCGAAGTTAAACTGGTTAATAAAGAACTCGTTAAGGAAATTGATGCCACTATATGATTACAGATGCAAAAACTGCGGGCACACATTTGAAGCCCTACATAAGATAGCTGACCCAGGACCGTCAGAATGTCCAGAATGCGGACATAAAGAGGTAGGGAAGCTTATTTCAGCTGTACATGGCAAAGTTGAGCTAACGGGACACGAGCTTACAGCTAAGATTAAGGAAGACGCTAAGAAGCTTAAGGCTGAGTCCGCTACTAACGAAAAAGTTAGAGCTAACCTCGTAGGAGAGGATAAGTACCAAGCGAATGTGGTAATGGACGATAAAATTCGCAAAGAAATCGGAAAGGAATGAGGATCCGATGGTTACTTTATCACAAGATAGATTGCAAAATATCATCGATAGAATAAAAGCCATAGTAGATCTTGAAGACCAAGAGATCAAAAACTACACGCTATTAGCTCTGATTGAAGAGTTAGAAGAGCTACAGCGTTCTGATAAGGAATAAATGAGTAATGTTAGCGATGAAGAAGCAGAGAAACTATTGCAGGAATTTGTTACACTTAGAGACAGGTGTGTTAAGTCAAAGTCCAAGTCCCTACGTTTAAAGTACGATAGGTGCAAGCAGACCTGCGCAGAAAAATTCGATTACATAGTGAAGAATAAGGTTAGGAAGTACCGCAACTTCTCTAACTATGATGACCTTCTTCAAGACGGCAGACTAGCTCTGATGTTAGCTTTAGATTCATATAAGCTAAATCAGGGCTCTTGGTTTTGGTGGGCTAATCAATATGTCAAAACTAAGGTATCTAGAGAGGCGAATAGGCACTCCACCATAAAGATACCAATCAAGCAGACTAAGAACATTCTCCCATACAAGCTATCTCAGATGCCAGTAATTGCTGACACGTCAGCTTCTGCTCTTGAGAGTATTGAGGTTGTTGAGAATACAAGACTTGTTCATGGGGCTATCTCTAAACTTTCGCCAATTCAGCGTAGAGTTATTGAGATGTATTTTGAGATAGGCTTTAAGGGAGTTGAGAAATCTTCCATATCTAAGATTTGTGAAGAGCTTGATATATCTCGTAAGGACTGTGTAAAAATACTATCTCAGGCTAAGAGGTCTCTAAAAGAGAATTTAGAGCATATTAGAGTATAAATCGCATGGAATACTCAATATACGTAAATAGGGAAGATGTAGCTAAGGTCGAGGAAGAGGAGCTTAATAACTTTATCTACGCTATTATATCCGAAATAGGGATAGAAATTGACGAGATCTGGAAAGAAGGTGATCCTTTAGATATTGAGACCAAGGTTAAGCTAAGAAAATTGTTAGCGACTTACGATATTGATATAATACATGACGGGGATAGAGGATATAAAATCTACTTCGAAGATACTATTGTTGGAGAGTGGTTTAAACCCCGAGTTGTTTTGAAAAAAGATTTGAAAGCACGTAGAGCCTCTCAGCGTGTTTTTTATGAAATAATATTATGCTTCTCCTCTCCTTTTGAAGATGGAGAAGATGAAATAAATCAGGAGTATGAAGATGAGTGAAGAAAAAATTACACCAGAAGAGTTGAGTGCAATTACTGAAGCGGCTGTTAAGCGCAATACTGCTACTCAGGTAGCTGAGCGTGCTGTTCTTGAAGCTCGTAATGCAGAGCTACAGCATCAAGTTACTGTACAGCATGTATTTATGAAGTATGGTCTTACGTTTAATGATAAGATTGATGATAACACTGGTGTTATCACTAGGAACACTGGTGTTATCACTGGTGGTGAGAATAATGCTCCAGCTGAAACACCCGAAGAAGAAAGCGCCGAATAATGAATATTCAAGATATTGCAGCATTAGTTCAGATTAGGAACTATGCTTTCTCTGTTAGAGAGGATAGGAATATATTTAGGGGAGCGACTTACGCAAAGGTAACTGAGCAAATTAATCGGATTGATAAGTTTCTATCCACTGTTCTTACTGAAGAAGATCTTGTCAATATGGCTCTTGTTGCTGACCCTCCAAAGAAGGCTGTATCAAAGAAAAAGGCTCCTTCTAAAAAGAAAGAGCCTGTTAGGAAAACTATGGAGGTTCAAAAGAAAGAGGATGATATTAAGTCCGAAACTTCTGAGGTTTCAGACTCACAGATACCGCTTAAATTTGACGAGCCAAAGTCTGAGGGAAAGTCAGAAAAAGATCTTTCTGCCGATGAGGATGCGGATTTGATTGCTGCAGCCATCGCCAAACAGAAAGCAAAGATAGCTGATAAGAAGAAGTAAATATGTTTGATGAGCATTCAGAGTTAATAGTTTTAAAAGATGACCTTTGGCTTGAGCGACAGAAGAAAGCTGGAAAAGCTGTCTCTGCATGCCTTCGAACATTTGCTGATCAATGTAAGAATCCTTATATGCTTGGGCAACTTAGCTTAAAGTACATAGAGGAGTTCTGCATTGAGATAATAGAAGAAGCAGGCTGCACTCCAACCTTTCAGGGATATGATGGGTTTCCGGGTGCAGTTTGTTTATCTGTCAATAAAAATGTTGTCCATGGAGTTCCTACGAAATACATCCTACAACCTGGGGATGTTGTTACTCTAGATCTTGGAGCAACTTATAAGGGCGCAATTGCTGATGCGGCATTTACTGCTATCTACGGTGAAGCTAAAGATCCTAAGCATCAAGAAATGCTTAAGCTATGTCAGCAGGGTTTAAATGCTGGTATTGATGCATTTGAAGAAGGTAAAAGAATCGGAGCTATTGGTTCTGCAATTTATCGAACTTTAAGGGATCATGGTTATGGTATAATAACTGATTACGGTGGACATGGTATTAACTATGACCAGCCTCATGCTCCACCTTTTGTTGCTAACAAGTCTCATGGAAACGAGGGTCCAAGAGTTCAAAAAGGAATGTCTATAGCTATTGAGCCTATGCTTATTATGGGCGGCTCACCTAGAACTAGAACTTTAAAGGACAAGTGGACCATTGCTGGTAAAGACATTGGGTGTCACTTTGAACACTCTGTAACAATAGATTCTAAAGGTAATAAGCATATTATTACTGAACATGGAATGGATGCTGCGGATTATGTATGAGCAAGGGATTTATACTGAATAAGTACTCAGAAAAGGTTGGCGAGTTTGACAATGCTAATTTTGATTCAATAGGCGTATGGAACCTATCACACGTTAGAGTTAATCAAGATCATATAGATATTGTAAAGATGTCAACTAAAGAGCCTTATCTATTTCTATTAGTTGAAGAAAGAGGTGCAGACTCTTTTGATGTTGTAGATTCATTAGGTGTTGGTCTTATGTTCTCCGAGTCAGAGTCGTGGTGTTCAACTAATGATATGGTTTTTAAAGAAGCTTGCTTTATAGAAAATAAAGGCAATAATTATGAGAATTAATATAGATGGCGGATTTGTTGCAGCAGAGAAACAGGAATCTGGCAAGATTGCTTTCTCGGTTGGCTGTGAGCAGTTTAACCCTGATGGCACGAGAGCGCAGACATTAGTTAATACGGCATCATTAACTCAAGATGAATTAGTTGAGTTATTTAGCGATGTGTTTCCAAAAGAAGATGTCGAGGCCGACTCTAGTGAAGACTCTGAAGATGCCAGTGAGGCATAATTGGAGATAATATGAACATAAAGACAGCTTTAAAGAACGTAAACCGCCGTAACTTCACCAACAACACTCAGAAGGTTGCATATCGTCTGTTGAATGCAGATGGCTCTTGGGTTTCTAGAAAGGACCTTGAGCGGTCAGTTACATCAGCAGCAGCTCGCATTAGAGATCTTCGTAAAGATAAGTTTGGAGCGTTTTCTGTAGAATGTGCATCAGCATCTTCTCTAAACCGCAGAGGAGACAGAGGGACATTTTTCTATAGAATCAGACCAACCTCTGTTAAGAAAACGCAAATTCAAGCGATTTTTGGCAGCTAAAAAAAATTAAACAAAATCATGAGCTAAGCCCTGGGGATTAATACTCCCTGGGGCTTTTTGTTTGGTGCATATTTCGGAATATAATTGAAAAAGTACCGTTAATCATGCTTCATTGTAACTTCCGGAATATAAATGGCCATAGAAATAAAATACTCAGTATATCCGTCTGCTATAGATAGCGGTAGCCAGTTACCACTTATTTGTGACAACATAACTGAAGTTAACGCTGAGGCAATGAATAGGCACCGTTCCGCCATCATTGCCATAGAGGGCGAGCTGGGTATTGATCCGTCAGGTGTTTATACTACAGTTAGAGCAAGGCTGGATGCCTTAGAACAACTGATAGCAAACCTAGGTGGCGGCTCAGGCATCACAAGCGTCCTCGATGAGGGCGTTTTAATCGATAATGCGGCTTCTTCTCTTAATTTTGTTGGTGATATCATCACTGCAACATCAGATGGGTCTGGAAATATTACAGTAGAGGTTGATGGCTATGCAGGAGCTGCTATTCAGAGACAGGAAACAATTCCTGTATTAGTACCTGCTCAGACAGCATTCACACTAACTGAAACCCCAGCTGATTCTTCAGCTGTTGAAATGTTCATCAATGGTATCAAGCAGCAATATGGTGTCGATTATGTAGGCGTAGGTACAGCTATTACATATTTATCAGACGCATCCTATTCACTAACTCCAGCTGATGTTGTTGAGTTTTGGTATTTAGTAAGCGGTGTCATCCTCGGAAGCGGTGGAACTGACCTTACAATTCAGGAAGCTGGTGTAACAGTTGATACACAAACAGCTCTCATTAACTTCACCTCTGGTGCATCTATCACATCAGGCGGTCCAGGCATTGTTAACGTTGAGATTTCAGGCGGTGACCCAATTGTGCAGGAGCAGGAGACAATACCTGTTACATTTAATGGTCAGGCCATGTTCACGCTCTCTCAACAGCCTTTGGATAATGATGCTGTTCAGATGATTGTAAATGGCATCAAGCAGCAATATGGAGCTGATTATTCAGTATCCTCTGGGATTGCTAACTATACTGGCATTCCTGCATTAATTACTACTGATATTGTTGAGTTCTGGTACATTGTTGATGGGTATGCTGGTCCAGCACTGGGAAGCCAGACATGGGGTGAAACCCTTGGTCTTGGAAATACCTCAGATGGTTATAACGTTGTATTAACATCAAGCTCGATAATAACAACACCTGACACTAATGGTAATAATGTTTATGACTTAACCATTCAGCCAGGTGATGTTCTTTCCGGTAACGGTGATGGTGGTAACTTAATACTTAATCCAACACCAGGATCTGGTACTGGTTCTGATGGTTATGTTGTTATCAACGGTCTGTCTTGGCCGTTTGCAGATGGTACTGCAGGGCAGGCAATTGTCACTGATGGCTTCGGTAATCTTTCTTTTGGAAATGTTGCTGGCACATCTGAAGAAATTGAAGTTGCAGGAGATATAACAACTAATGATGCGACACCTACTGTAATAATTACTGAGACTCCAGCAGACGGAACTGTCACCCATATCGAGGTTAAATTTGCTGCATACTCAGCAGCAACCCCAGAGGGCGCAACATTTAAGATTCAAGGCTCATTTAGAACAGATGCTGGAGTAACATCACAAATTGGCACTACAGCGATAACTCACATTGAAAGAGAAGACCTGGCTTGGGAGGTAGATTTTAATCTTCCAGGTGGAGTAGATATTCAAGTTCAGGTTACAGGCGATGCAGCTAATCCAACCAACTGGAGAGCTGTGGCTAAAATGGTACAGGTAGTATAACATGGCAAAAAAATCCTTATATATTAACGGTATTAACACCGATGATCTGATCCCAGTCCCAACTGGAAATGGTGTTTTAAGGAGAAACGAGTCTGACACCGCTTACGAGTGGGCAGACTTATCACCATCCTCTGCAGAGGATGGATACATTGCTATTGCCCAGGGTGGCGATATCACCTGGCTAAATGCTGACACTGATGGGTATGTGCTTACCTGGAACTCTACTCTTAACTCATGGCAGCCTCAGCCAACTCAGGGCGTAGGTGGAGAGGAAACTCTTGCCGAGACTCTTGCTTTTGGCAATACAGCTGATGGTATCAATATTGATTTGAACGGAGGTGCTCAGCTTACCTCTTCAGACGGCAATGTTACAGTTGGAGATAACCTTGATGTAACCGGTAATGCAGCCATAACAGGGAACACCAATGTTACCGGCGATGGATATGTCCTTGGCAACTTTGAGGTTGCAGGAAAGTTAGTACTTGATGCAAATACAGACTTCAATAACGCCGGATACAGAGATGTACTAGCAGTTAATCAGGCAGGCACAGCTCTTGAGTACATCTCACCAGCAGAGTTCCTCGGTCTTGAGCAAGAGACCATACCTGTAACTATTAATGGACAGCAGGCATTTATTCTCTCAGAGATACCAGTAGGTGACGGATATGTAATGATGTTCGTTAACGGCATGAAGCAACAGTACGGTGTTGATTATGTTGGTGTTGGTACTTCCATCATGTACTCCGATACAGATCTTATCACAGCTGATGTTGTTGAGTTCTTCTATCACACTTTTACAACTGCTACGGCACCTCCAGGTGGAATGCAGACGCTTGCTGACACTCTCCTTCTTGGAAATGTTACTGGTGGAACAGATATTGTTTTAAGTTCCGGTGATGCAATAACCAATACACTTGGATCGACGCTTGACATCAATACATTAAGCAATGCTGTTGGTACATCAAATAACATAGATATTTTTACTGGAAATGCTCTTGGTGATTCTGGTAACATCAATCTTACAACTGGTATCGCTGGTGGCACCAGAGGCATTGTAAATATTGATGGAGATGGTTACGTTCTTGGAGATTTTGGAATCTCTGGTAAGCTTACTGTTGATGGACTTATAGACCCAACAGGTCTCGTTTTAACAGAGCAGGCTGTTGCTCCATACTCTCCTCTTGTAGGAGGCTCTACTGAAGGTATGCTTTGGGTTAGGAACGATGGATATATGTTCCACACTAACCAGGATGATACCACTATTGCTCTTGATACTATTCTTTCAAGCGCAGCTGGCTCTATCAATGCAGATACTATTACATCTAATTTAAATGGGGAGTTTATAAATGTAGACCTTCCTAACATTGAACTAAGATATGATGATGGCGAGGGATTCTTTCTTCAAGGATTTGCATTTGTAGCTAGAGATGCTGGAAGCGTAGGAAATGCAAATGTAACAGCATTTACAACATCAGGAACCGGTGTTGGCCCTCTAACAGTATTCTTATCTCCAGTTTCCCCAGGTAATAGTGCGATCACTGGACTTACTGGTGGTACAGGATTTATTGTTGGTGATACTGTAGAAATTACAGAAGTCGATCATGGTACCGGTCCAATAGCTGTAGGACCCCTGACAGCTGTCTATTCTAAGAGAGGGGGCACTTCTAGAATAGGAACAAACTCAAAGATTTTGAGTGGCGATGTTGGTCCTAATATGACACTGCTTGGTGGTGGTGCAGGTAACAATCTTGCTCCGGGTTCAACTGGAAGTGTTATCCTGGGTAACGCTGGGGAGGGTCTGACAGGAGCATTCTCGTCCGTTCTTATAGGTAATGATACGGGACCTCAGGGCGGATCTGTATTTGGTGCAGTCATGATAGGTGACAAAGCTGGTGGAGGGTCATTCCCTTCCATTGGCGAGATTTTTATTGGTCAGTTTGCTGGATATGGAGCATCTACAATTGGTGGCATTGCTCTCGGTACCCAGGCAATGGGATCAGGCGTAATCGGCAACAACCATATCGCTATCGGTCTTCAAGCGATGGGTGGCCCAGAGATTTCTGGTATTAGCAATATTGCTATTGGTACTCAAGCAATGGGTGGTGGTAGAATTACCGGGAATGATAATATTGCTATTGGTTCCCAGTCAATGGGCTCACCTTTGGGTGATATTAATAATGCTATTACAATTGGCAGAGTATCAAATATAATAAGTGGCAACTCTTTTGTTAATATTGGCGATGAGTTTGTTGTCAATAGGGATAGTACAAGTGTTAACTCAACTGGAAATACTTATATTGGCATTGGTGATGTGGGAAGCGTTGGAGTCAATAATCTAACAAATCGCGCCTTAGTTAACTTTACAACCAAGCCAGATCAGTTCACTACGAACGATTCTACGCCATACTTTTTTGTAAATGGAGAAAATGCTTACAATATCTACGCTGGATTTAGACCAAACCCAGGCGTGAATAATTCGATACAGAATATTTCATATTCTAATAATGGTATTTATGACTCAACGGTAAATGTTGGAGGTTCATTTGCTCTTGCAGATGGCTCTTATACTGTTAATGCATATACATCATCAGGAACTGGTACAGGTATTCTTTATGTTAAGATAGCTTCTAATGCTGTAATAAAGGTTACTGGTGGCTCTAACTTCGCAGTATCAGAGACAGTTAATATCACATCTATTCTTGATGATAACGGATCTCCGATTGCTGGAGCACCTGCAGCAGACCTCTCAGTATCTGTACTCACAATTGAAGGATATTATGGAGGGAGTGGGCTTAGAGTTGTAGAAGCCAAGTATTCTACTGATTCTACCTCTGGCTTCGGAAAGATTTACAGCAATGCTATTAATGGAAGATTTGTTGGTGGTGGAAACTTTGAACTCGGTGATACAATTGAGATTTTCTCTATTGGAGAAAATCAGGCAACAACAAATGGTATCAACTCTGTTAGTATTACTAATGGTGGTATTCTAAATTGGTCATCTGTTCAAACTGGTGATTTTAATCTAATTCCAGGCAGGTATGATGTAACAGCTTATTCAACAACCGGCTCTGGAACCGGAACGTTAACTGCAGAGATTGATGGTATAGGTAGAATATCCAAATTATATGGCGGTGATAACTTTGGCTCTGAAACGGTTACTGTTACAGAAATTGATGGAGTCCCGTCTGATGAAGATGGCGTATTTAATATCACCAGCACTGGTGTTGGAACATTTGATGTAACTGATGGCTTGAAACAGGTTACTGCTTATACTACTTCTGGTTCTGGAACTGGCACTATATTTGTTAATATGTTTAATAGACATATAGCTGGATTACAAGTTGGTGGTCAAGGCTTTGCCGCACTTGATACTATTACAATTACAGAGATTGAAGGCGTCCCTGTTCAGAATGCATCTGGAACAATTACAGTTACATCAATAACGGCCACGGGGGGAGCAACTAGAACAAGAGCTTATATTACAGAAATTCAAGATGATAATATAATATCAGCATCTGCTGGTGATATGTATTTCTCACCATCTGGTATATCTATAAATACAGATGGCTCTACCGGTTGGGAAATTCAAGGTGATCAACCTCATCTAGTAATTGGAACTTCTCCTACAGATCTACAAGACGGCATAGCTGGTGGTGTTAATGCTTTTGGTACTGGTGTAAATGATCCGATCCCAGATGCACTAATCGGATCTGTTGTTTTTGGCAATGATGCGTGTTCAGGCTCTCAGTTCCCAGTAGGATTTAGTGTTCTTATAGGAGACCAGGCTGGGCCTCAAAATAATGGAAATGGTCCTGGCTTTATGTCTCTTGGACCTTGGTCAACTGTAATTGGATACCAGTCAGGTCAGGGAATTTCCAATAGTGTAGGATTTGGTCAGACTTATCTTGGAGCAAATACAGGTCCGCAAACACTTGGAACAAATGTTGGCTTTAACAATGTTGCTATTGGTAGAGATACATTTACAGAATCAAGTGGTTTATCACAGGAAATAATAGGAATTGGTTTTAACAACCTTAAAGATCCTCGTATTGGTCCTAATACAATAGCAATTGGTTCTAATATTCTATCTGCACCAGAAATTATTGGTAATGGTGCAGTAACCGGAGTATCAGTTGGAACAGGTGGAGCAGTAGCAAATCCAGATGGTAACTATATTGTTAACCCTGGAGACTATACAGATACTATAGACGGTAGAGCTTTGGTATTAAATGTAACGGTCACAGGTGGTACTGTAACAGGAGTTTCTGTTAACTTTCCTGATGTGGGATATGCTTATAATCCCGGAGATATAATAGCCATCAATCAAATTAATGGTCTTGCAGTTACAGTATCTCCTGTTATTAACATAAATAGTACACAGGCAGTTTCAAACGAAAAGAATATCATCATTGGCTCTGGAGCAATGTCTAATATTGGTCAGGCTGGTGATACTTATAGTGCTGTATCCAACAATATTGTAATAGGCAATGATGCTGCAGCTAATCTTCAAGATATTAGCCCTGCTCTTGCACTTCAAAATATAATTATTGGTAATAGTGCTGCAGAAAATGCTACTCTTGGTGGTGGTCCATCAGTTATTATTGGAGACCTTGCTGGTCAGAATGCTTCTATATTTGGAACAACAAATTTCAATGCTATTGTTGGTTACCAAGCTGCACAGAACGCTACATCTCTGGATTCATGTGTTGTATTTGGTTCAGGAGCCGTAAGGCTTTCTACAGGAATTTCCTATGGAACCTTCCTTGGACATGGAACTGGTACTAATGCAAGCGGTGAAAGAACAGTTGTCGTTGGTTGGCTTGCTGGTAGCCAAGCAGGATCAAGATCTGTTATCATGGGTGCCGAAGCAGCTGTTTCAGGCCCAAATAACGACTCTGTTATTATAGGTTACCAGGCTGGTAATGGCATTACAATAGGTTTTGAGAATGTTATTATAGGTGGTAATGCTGCAGATCTATTAACGGAAGGTTCTAATAATACATTAATAGGTAAAAGTATTGCGCCCTCTCTAACGACAGGCTCTGGAAACACTGCTGTTGGCGGTTCTAGCACTCTTGATGCAATTACAACACAGTCTGGAAATGTTGCTCTTGGTGATGGTGCTGGTACAGGATTTACTGGCAGTGGTACAATTCTTATTGGTGGTGGATCTGGTAGCGGTGGCTCAACGACATCTGGCTTATTTATAGGTGCAGGTGCAGGCTCTGGAGCGTCTGATTCAAATCAAGTAGCTATTGGTAACGGAACAATAGTAACTGGCAATGATTCGGTTGCTTTAGGTACTGCAGCAGCTGTTAGTGGCGGTGCGGGTGTAGCGGTTGGTACTGCATCATCAGCAGCAGATACATCAGTAGCAGTTGGTTTTACAGCCTCTGCAGCTGGTTCAAGTGGAATCGCAATAGGTCCAGCTGCTAATGCCGGAACAGGTGGAACAAATACAGTAATAGGCTTCTTAGCTGGCTCAGGAGCACTTAGCGGATCTAATAACTTACTTATTGGTAATGCCTCTAACACATTGACAGGGGCTTCTAATGATAATGTTATCATAGGCAACATCCCATTTGTATCAATTCCAACTGCTCCTATTAGTGATTATATAAATCTTGCTGGCGTTATCAAGGGATCTCTTGCTGCAGGACCTGGTAATGCAGTCGCTGCAATTGGTGGCCCAGCTGCTTATGATCCAACTAGCCAGGCAGAGACACTTTACGTATTCGGAGATGGATATGTAGAAGGCGACTTCGGAATATCTGGCAAACTTTCTGTTGATGGACTAATCGATCCAACCGGAATGGTATTTGTTAACCAGTCTTCTGTACCGGGAGGTACTCCTGCAACTGGAGAAACAACTCTTTGGGTTAGAGACTCTGATGGTTATGCAATTCTTACAGATGAGTTTGGTAATGATAATGTTCTAGGTCAAGGTGGTGGCGGAGGAGGCGGTTCACAAGATCTTGAATCTGTTCTTATTAATGGAGACACAACCAGAGGCAATGATATTGTCATATCTACCGGTGATGCTATCACAACTGAAACTGATGGCAGTAGCTTAACTGTTCAAACAAGAGAAGCTGCTGGTGTTAATGGTGATTTTTATATCTCATCTGGTGATTTTGCAACGGCTGGAAATGCTAAGATGCAACTTACACCAACCTCTACACAAATAGAGGCTGCATTTGAGACTGATATTCAGATAAGATCTGGCGGAGCCAACGGGACTAGCTCTGGAAATGTTACCATTCAGTCATATGCAGCTGGCGGATCAGGTGTGGGTTCTGGTGGACAGATATCATTGGATGCAGGTGACGCATCTGGCGGTAATTTCGCAGGCGGAACAATACAGATTACTTCAGGTAATGGTTCCGGAACTGGAGTTGCTGGTGCTATTAACCTAACAGCTGGAAATGGTGATGGCGTTTCTACTGGTATAGGTGGCGCTGTTAATATAGCTGGTGGTACATCTCAGACAGTAGGTGGCTCTGTAACCTTAACCTCTGGCGAAGGCGAGACTTTCGGTGGAAATCTTGTTCTCACAGCTGGAAACTCTGATAATGGCAATGCTGGAGACTTGATCTTCGCAGCAGGAGATACAGTCAATGGTTCAGGTGGTGCTGTTAGTATTACCTCTGGCGCTGTTACTGGTGCTGGAACTGATTCTGATATTGATATCACAACTGGTGGAGCTGGACAGATTCACCTTGATGCATTAACCAATGGACTTGGCTCTGTTCAAGTTGATGGTAACATAATTAATATTGCATCACTTGCTACTGCTACAATAACTGGTGCAAATACAACAATGTCTGCGACAGGAACTGTTTTACTAAGTGGTTCTACTGCAAATATTACATCATCTGGTGTTGGAGGACTTGCTATAACGGCTGGTGGTGCTGGTGACCTCACCCTTGATAACGGAGTTCCGTTTGTCTGGCCAACAGCAGATGGCTCTAATGGGCAGGTTCTAACAACAGATGGATCTGGGAATCTTTCATTTGCCTCTAGTGGTGGCGGACTCACTGCTCCAGCTAACCCAGCTGAAGATGGTTATGTTCCAATCGCATCCGGAGGCGATCTCACTTATCTTAGAGGAGATGCAGATGGTGATGTTCTTGCTTGGAATGAAAGTGCAGAGACTTGGGAGTCTCAGACATTATCAGCTAATCTTGGAACAAATATTACAGGAAATGTTCAAACAACAGATGCGACCCAAACTACTCTTGCAACATTTAGTGCAAATACAAATGACACTATTTATTCATTCAGGGCTGAGGTAACGGGTATTCAGGCCGGTGCAAATGGTGCTGGCTATGAAATAAAAGGTACCTTCAAGAGAATTGGAGGTACGGTAACGCAAATTGGATCTACTCTTGTCGTTTATGCTCACGAGGATGATTCGACATGGGGTGGAGTAACGTTCGACATATCAGGTTCTGATATAAGAGTTAGAGTAACCGGATTGGCAGCTACAACAATCGACTGGCAATGCTTTGGAAATATTAAGGTTGGATCATAAGCAGAGCGGACTAGGGTAAAATATGTCTAATAAGTATATACAAACTACAGACCAAAAAAATCCAGAGAACCTTCCAGATACAACGGGGCAGGGAGGCAAGGTACTTGCTCGTAATGCAGGTAATACTGACTGGGAATTTGTCGAGCAGGGTGGTTCATCAGATCCTACTTATACCCCAGTTAACTTCACACCAACTGGTGGAGATATCGATGGGTATCTTGAAGGTATTGACAACGAGCTTGCTCCAGGAGCTACAGTAGTTGAAAATGTTGGAAGGCAACTTCTTGATACAACCTATAGCCCAATTGGTCTTTGGCATTTTGATGGAGACCTAACAGACTCTTCTGGTAATGAATACAATCTAACAGCTGGTTCTGGTGAAAACTATAACATATCACCATTACCCGGAGTACAAGGTATTGAATTAGCTGACTCTGATAGTTTTTCAATTAATGAGCCAGCACTTAGATTATCTGGGGAGATGACACTTCAATGTGTATACTTTGATGAAGGAGGAGATAATCCAAGACAAATTGTTGGATGTTGGGGACCAACAGAGTCATCTGCTGATAACTTTTTATACTCTTTGAAGATTGATGGTGGTCATATTACGTACTTCCATGAAACGGGTGCTGGAATTAATGTTGATTTAAATTCAAATGTTAATATGCCACAAAATGAATGGGTGCATCTTGCATTCACAAGAACCGGCACTGGTGATGTAAAGATTTTCTTAAACGGAACAAAAATCGCTGATGGTTCTCCCGGGCTTCCTACTGATGGATCTGCAGCAATATTTGGAGTAAATAACTTCGCAGCTCAAAAAGCCATAGGCAGTTTATCTTCTGTCAAGGTTAATGACTTTGTTTTAACAGAAGAGCAAATCTTACTTGAAGCTCGAAAGGCTTTGAATGTTGGGTCTATTACTGCTTCAACATCTTACCTAATAGCACAAGATTCCTTTGATGTCATCAGATGGTTCGGTCCAGGTTCTATAGTAACAACTACAGTAACAAATCAAGGGTCTTCAGGGGTGACTGATGATCTTACAACAAATAATGGAACATCTCACAATGATGCATCTCCTCCTGATGCTGATACATTCAAGGTAAAGGGTAATGTTGATGGTGCAAGAACGCAAACCATGCATTACGAGACCGCAACGTCTCCAACAAATCCAGATGTCTCAAATGGTTTAACAATATCTGGCTGGCTGTACTATGAGGGTGGCATTGCTAATCTTGATAGAATCTGCCTAAAGCAAAATTCTACAGCATGGTCTGGATCTCCACTTTATACGTATGGATTCCTAGCAGAAAATGGCCCTGCATCAACATTGATATTTAATATCAATGCTGGCGGTACAGCTACTGCACTTTCTGCACCTAATACATTTGTATCAGACAATGAAAGAACATGGATACATATAGGTGCAACAATAGACGCTGGTGGAAGCACTGTTAGGCTGTATGTAAATGGTGTTGAAGCAGATAATACTGCGCTAGTAGCTGCCCCAGTTTATGGAACAGGTCCATGGGTTCTTGGTAACCGAGTAGGAGCTTCTGCAAATAGATTCCCAGGCACATTTCTTGACTGGAGAGTTGCAGAAACTGAGCGTGATGCTAACTGGTTTGAAAGTGCATATACCAGGGGTATTGACTTCATCCAGGAATCATCCGCTGCGTTAAGGGCTCCTAATGATTCAGAAAATGGAGGAGTTGCGCTGGCTGTTAATGGTGATGTTTCTTATCTTCAGGGAACCGGAGATGGGTATGTTCTTGCTTGGAATGAAACCGATCAGGCTTGGGAGTCCCAGAATCAATCAAATGATTCTACTATTGATACCATTACTATAGTATCAACAACTCAAACAACTCAGCAAACTGGTTTTACAGTTCTGTCTGCATTTGAGTTTGATCCAGCAGACTTTAACAATCCAACCTCTGTAGACTTTAGGGCATTGATTGAAACAGATAATGCAGCTGATGGAGCTGAGATTAGACTATTAAATATTACTACTGCATCTGAAGTTACTGGCTCTGTACTGTCAACTACTAACACAACAACCACATTAGTAAATGCAGATTTGGTTGCAAATATGGCTTCTGGCTCAAACATCTATGAGGTTCAACTAAGGCTTCAAACAACCGGGGCACCAAATACAGCTTCTTGCAAGAGAGCAGAGTTAAGGGTTTCCTAGTGGTACATACAATAGGAACCTGGATATCACTTCTGGACCGTACAGGACGATCCAGATTTTGCAGGAACAAACGCTCCTGGCGCAATATAAAGTGGTTCAGCTGTTACTCTAACTAAGAATAATAAAGCCTCAAAAGTAATAAAATGCCATTTATCTAGAAGAGTAAAGAAGGTATTTCCTTATCTTTTGGAGAATAAATGGTAAAAGCTAGAGAGAATCAACTAGGGCCGATTACAATCTTGGACGAGGATTCTGGGGGCACTGTAGATAATACTGGTGCTAACCTACAGAATACTGGCGGTGTGACTCATAACGAACTTGTAGGAACTCCTGGAAATAACTCTTTCTGGGTTGAGACCGGTGTGCCATCTCTTCCTAAGTTTACGGACTCTACTGGTGCTACCATTACTCTTGGCGCTCTAGCTGTTACAGATACTCTAGCAGCAACTCTTGCTGCTGGTAATGTCACTGGTGGAACCAGCATTGCCTTATCCAGTACTGACTCTATCACAGTAGAGAATCCATCTGGAAATATTGCTATTATGAATGGAGGTAATGGCTCTGATATCGGTGGAGATATAAATATTACATCTAGAGATATGGGATCTCTATATGTAAGAACTGAAGATTATCCTACTGGGTCTAATGTTGGAGATGGATATTTTGGATCATACTCAGTAACTGGCCCCTCTGGCAATGTTGAATTCGTAACAGAAGGTAATGGAACTCCATCTGGAGATGTTCGTATTGGTACATACTCAAATGCAGATTCTGGTGACCTAACAATAATGACGGAAGCTACTGGTGGAAGTGCTGGTGATTTATTTATTGGGAGGTCTCATTCTGGTCTTGGCGGAGATATTATAGTCAGAAATGAGTCAACTGGTGGAACGGTTGGCGATATACTAATACAGAATGATGGCGCTGGCACTGCTGGCAATATAGAGATATCTAATACATCTATTGGCGGCGTTTGTGGTGAAATCAATATCTTCAATACATGCGGTGGACAACCAGGCGACATCAATATTTTCTCACAGGGATTAGGTGCTCCTCCGGGAGATATTAATATATATGCACATGCAGGTGGTGGTCCAGGTGGTGACATCAGCTTTTCAACAGAAGGCGTTGGCGCTCCAGGTGGAAACTATGAGTTTAGAAGCTTTGGTGGTGGTGGTTCCGGTGGAGACTTTGACTTCTATTCATTTGGAACAGGTGGACCAGGCGGTGTATTTAGATTCAATTCAGGCGGACCTACCAGCTCTGGTATAGCCGGTGAACCAGTCTTTCAATTCTTCACAGATGGTTACGGCGCTCCAGGTGGCGACTTTGACTTAAGAACAATTGGTCGTGGTGGTCCTGGTGGAAACTTTACATTCCACTCGCAAGCTTTATCTGGCGCTCCCGGTGGTAATGTACTTTTTAACCTTATCGGATCCGACGCTCCAGGCGGAGATTTTACTATAAGGTCTATTGTTGATGGTTCAGGTGCGCCATCTGGAAATTTCTTATATGAATCTATTACTCCAGCAGGTGCTCCTGGTGGTTCTATAACATTCAGAACTCAGGGTACAGGTGGTCCAAATGGTGAAGTGCTATTTGTTAGTTCCACTTCTTCTGCAGGTGGTGCTGCTGGTGGCGACATTAGAATGCAGACTGATAATGACTCCGGAGAAGGAGGAAATATAACATTAAGATCTTCTTCAACAGGGTATGGCTCAAATGTTACCGGTATCCTTATAGAAGGAGTTCAGAATGATGGCGCTAATGATACTCCATCTGTTACATTAAGAACTTCAAATTCAAATGGTTCAAACTCATCTATAAACATCAACCCAAGCAGTACATCTTCTGGAAATATTGATATTGAAACGTCAGGTGCGCCAAATGGTTCTGGTAGTATAAATATTTCTACAGGTGATGGTTTTGGTGCAGGATCTGGTTCGTTAAACTTTGAGACAGGTGGTGGAGATAGTGCTGGCTCAGGTGCTATTACATTCCAAACGGGTTATGGTGGTAACGGGGCCTCTGGTCCTATCACTTTCAGAACTGGCAATGGAGATACTGGTGGTTCTGGTAATATGACTTTTATAACGTCATTTGGAGGCAATGATGAGTCGGGTGGTTTCTATTTTGCATCCGGTGAGGGTAATGATGGTGGTTCAGGCGAGTTTAGTATAATCACTGGTCCTGGTCAGGGAGGGGAATCCGGAGGTTTTACATTTACATCTGGTGATGTAGTTACCGATGGTTACACATCAGGACCATTTATTATTACTACAGGTAATGCTAATGGTAGCTTAGTTGACTCTGGAAATATTGAGTTTACTACTGGTGATGTTTCTGGTGGAACTGGAATGGCTGGTGACATTATCTTTACACCAGGTACTGGAAATGGAACTAACGGTTCTGTTAGAGCAATTGGTGCATCACACACAGCAATAAGAGAACAAATAGAGTTAAGCTCATCTCAAGTAGTATCTGGTGCTGTTACATCAGGTGGCGGAACACTAGCTCTTACACTTCCAACGATTACAGATGGAAGAACTGAAACATACAGTGTTAAAGTCAAAACCAATACAGCTGGAGCAAGAGATTTTTACAGAGCTATTGTAATAGCCTACAGATCTACAACGTCTACAATAGATAGAGTTGAGGTAGTATCTCCATTTAATAATGGAAACTTCACATTGGGAGCATCCCTGTCAACAAATGATGTTGTACTTACATTTACTAATAACTCTGGCACGAACACTACTAATACGGTTATAACTGCATCTATAGATACAGAAGTTAATGCTTAATATAGGACTTATATGGTACAGCCAAGAGAAGAACAATTAGGAAACATTACCGTTTTAGACGAGGATAATGCAGGAGTTGTAACCACATCTGGTTCCAACATCACCGATGCTGGTGGTGTTATTCATGATGAGCTTGGAGGAACTCCTGGAAATAACTCTTTTTGGGTTGAAAATACATCCCCATCTCTACCAAAGTTTACCGATTCTGCTGGCTCTACAATAACACTTGGTGGTGGAGGAGATGGCTATAGCTCAGATGGACCAGCAAATCGTATTCAGGTTTCTGATGGATCAGAAGGTTTTGTTGCTGGTGGTTTAAGTGATGATGGGTCTGGTTTTCTTTCCTATGAAGTTGATGCTTCAGTATCTATTACCACTCAACCATCACGAGGAATAGCTCTTCTACCTGGAATAGGCGGGGACGCTTTCATATTTGGTCAAGACATAAGTCTTAATGCTAGTGCTGGTTCGGGTATCTCCACTATTCAGGGTGCTGATGTTGCACTTAATGCACAAGTAAATGATGTTAGTATAACAGCTGCAACTGACTTAAATATAACAGTTCAAGGTGCTGCGGCAACATGGCCAACAGCTAATGGTTCAGGAGTTCTGACTAATAATGGCTCTGGTACATTATCATGGGCAGCTCCAGTAGTTGCAGATCCTCCACTTTCAGACGTTCTTGCGGCAGGTAACTCTACTGGAACAGGGCAGGATATAAGCATGTCTTCCGGATCAGAAATTGTAGGATTTGGAAATCCTGTGCCTGGCGGTAACGGTGGAAATGTTGCATTACGAGGAGGCCAGGGTCTTACATCCGGTAACGGTGGAAGTATTACACTCACAGGTGGTAATGGTGGTTCTTCAGGAGATTGTGGAAGTATCAGCATTCAGGGAGGTACATCTGGCTGGACTGATGCTCCTGGTGGCTCTGTTACTATTCAGGCAAGTGGAGGTCGTGGTGCTGGTAATGGTGGATCAATGCTCATCACCGGAGGGTCTAAGATTACCGCTGGGCTTGGTAATGCTGGCTCTGCGCAGTTAAGCGGAGGAAATGGTGGCTCAGTAGGTGATGGTGGAAATGTTATTATTGCTGGAGGAATTTCAACTACAGGTACTTGCGGTGATGCTACGATTAGAGGAGGCTTTGGTTTTACTGGTGGTAATGTAACTATTCTAGGCGGAACGTCTACTGGAACCTCTGTTGGTGGTGGCATTGTTATGAGTGGTGGTAATTCTCCAAATGTTGGCAACTTTGCTGGTGGACAAGTTATTGTTGAGGGTGGATTGGGAACATCTACAGGAACATCTCCGGGTGGTGAATTGTTCTTACGTGGTGGCGAATCAGACACTGGAAACAATAATGGCGGTGATGCAAACCTTCAGGGTGGACTTGCATCTGGTACTGGTAATGGCGGTGATGTTAGAATTCGTGGCGGCTCTTCTCCAAGCGGTTCTGTTGGCTCTGTTAATATAGATCAATCAAACGGATCTACTGCGGCAATATTCGATGATTCCACAGATTGGGCTGGAGCATCTGTTGGAGATGTTCTAGTAAAGGGGGCGACTGGATTAGAATATTCGGCAATTACTGACTCTCCTGGTGACTTTACTGTTAACGGAAAGCTTACAGTTACTGGTCTTATTGATCCTACAGGTATGGTTTTCTCTGAGCAGGGAACATCTCCATATGATCCTTCGTCTACTGGAACTGAAGGAATGATTTGGGTACGTGATGATGCTAAGCTTATTTATTCAGATAAACTTGGTAACGAATTTCCTATATCAAATGATGGATATGTTGACAATCAAAGCTCATCTCCTAACGCTCTTATTGGAAAGGAAACAATTAACGTCATATTAGAGGGTATTAGTTCTGTCTCCTCCCAGTCTAACGACTATGACCTTCCTCTTGTTGTGGGAGGGGTTACACCAAGTGGCACTTCTGAAAATGAGTCTAAGTTAATAGCAGAAATCAAGGTTGGGGTAACAAGAGGTGATGGGTCCGACTATTCTGTTGCTTCTTGGATTTCTTCATGGACATGGAACGACAATTCTTCAGGGTATGGAAATACGGATCTTGAGTTGACTTCAGCTTCTTCTGGCACCCTTACAATGGTAGCTACTACAGATGGTGGATCACCAGCACTCCCAAGAATCCAGGTTGGAACATCTGGAGCTGCTGATACTCCAAGATACTTTGTGGAAATAAATTTAACTCTTTTCAATGTTGACTAAGTAACTGATGAAGTACTGGTTAATCATAGGAGTTAAAGACCCCAGGTTTTATGATAATATAAATCAAAATATAAAAAGGATATCCAATTCCTTCAATACTGAATGTGTTATCGTAGAAACCGGTGAAGGAATTGGTTTATTTGATCATGCTATAACTCAAGAAAAACCAGGCGTTGTTGCTTTTTTAAACACAGCACTTTCTCATGTAAAAGATAAACCTGATGATTGGTTTGTAAGGATTGATGCTGATGATTATTATGGCCCAAACTACTTAAAGCTAATAGATGATGCCAGACTGTCTGGAGCGGATGCAACAGGAATTGCTTCTGTTTATACAAAGACAGAAAGCGGGGATATCTACTACTGTGAATCCAAAAGACAATTTAATGGAGCTTTTGGAGGAACTATTGCTGGAAGAATTGGGTCAGCCATAGAATTTGAAGAAACCGGTTATCCCTGGGGAGAGGATACAAAATGGATATCATCTATGATTACTCAAGGCAGGACTGTATTACCAAGAAAATCTCAAGACTATGCTTTTGTAAGGTGGGAGGGGCATAACCATACATACCCAGTTTCTGGAGAAGCAATGCCACACTTTCTAAATTGCAATGCATATTATCAGGGAAAATGGGATCCTTATAAATTAAAATCATCTTTTAATAAAGAAAGCCCTGTGAAAAAAAATTCTAAGCTTGCTTTTGAGGGCGCGAAGTCTCTGCAAGCTGTATCGCCATAATAGCGCATATTTCTAGGAGATAATATGGTACAACCAAAAGAAGGACAACTAGGCCCAATTACAATCTTAGATGAGGATGCAGGTGGAACTGTAAATGCATCTGGTGCTAATATTCAAACGGTAGGCGGAGTTACTCATGTTTCTGAGGCTCTACCTGGTCCTGGTAATGATTCATTTTGGGTTGAAGCTGGTACACCTTCTCTCCCTAAATTTACGGACTCTACTGGAACCACTATAACAATTGGTTCTGGAAATGGAGATGTAACTGGACCTGGGTCTGGATCAGATAACAACATTGTTGTATTCGATGGAGTTACAGGAAAAATCCTTAAAGATTCTGGTTTTAATCTCACCACTATAGATGGAGCTAATGGTGAGGTTCTCACAACAGATGGTGCTGGCAATATCACATTTACATCTGCAGGTACACCTAGTGGTCCAGATAGGTCTATACAGTTCAAGGATGGCATTGTGTTCGGAGGGCAAGCTCAGCTTCTTTACACTGATGACTCTACCAATAACTACATGGACCTAACGAATGTTAGCGCCACTGGCACAACTGGATTGAGGGTGTTTGACAATACTGCCACTCAATCAATGGCTTTTACATTTAATGATAATACATCAGAAGCTTTGGCTGCAACATTTGCCGGTGCTAACTTTACAGTATCAGGTTCCGGTAACTTAAACCTATCAGCAAACTCAAATATTGTAATCGATTCTGGCTCTCCATTAATATGGCCATCTTCTGATGGAGCGAATGGCGATGTTTTGACAACTGACGGAGCTGGAAATCTTTCATTCTCAACAGCAGCTGGAGTCGCTCAGGGGCTTCAGCTTAATTATGATGTTGGCAACTTAATTGTAACTGATGCTGCAGGAGGTCCTATAGACTTTTCTGGAGATCAAGAAATAAATTTAACAGCTGGATACGGAACAACTGGCAATTCTAGTTTTTCAATTCAAGCAAATGACCCCAGCCCAGTTGTACTTTCTTTAGCGACAATTAATACTGGCGGTGTAGGAGTTTTAAATCTTTCAGGCCAGGACTCAGCGGTACTTCAAACAACGCAAGGAGACTTAACTGTTAATGCTATAAACGGTTTTGCTCAGCTTAGCTCTTCTCATAATGACCCCAATAATGCTTTGGTCGCTATTGCATCCTCTAATACTGGCGCAGGTCGTGCTGATATTTCAATTACTGCACAAGATGATATCGCCATAACAGCTATAGATGGTTACGTAAATATTTCTTCAAGCGGAATTAGTAACTCATGGAACACTTCAGGCAATAGCCCTGATAATATTGTGTTAGCATTAGGGGGTATTAACTCTGGTGCTGGCAGTACTGAGGTTAATATTGGAAGTGATACAGTACTATTATTTGCGCTTACAGGGGGTGAGCTAAATTTTGATGGAGGTTCTGGTTCTTCAGATACATGGCCTTCAGTTCAAGGGCCTGGATTCTTACAAAATGATGGACTGGGGGCTCTTTCATGGCAACCAGCAGTACAGCCACCAAATGTA